CCCGCCCGCCCCTCGCGGCGTCCCGCAGGGCGCTAGTCGCCCCCTCGTTGATCAGGAGGCGCTTGCTCAGCGCGAGCCGTGCGTAGCCAGTGGTCTCGCCGGGGTCGAAGCAGGCCAGGATCAGACGACCGCGCTCTCGGTAAGCCATTCCTTGATCACCGCCCCCGCGAGGTCGAACTCCCGGAGGACACCCGCGTGGATGATCATGAGGCGGTAGTCGATGGGGTGGTAGTCCAGGTCGAAGGTGCTGGCCGCTGCCCCGGCCTGGCGGTCGTCCTCGGCGGTACGGCGACCCGGCCCGCTCTTGAGGGGCGGGTGGCTGTGCCAGACCGCCGTGAAGGGCAGCCGGTTCTCCTCCAGCAGGCCCACGTCCTCCGGCGCGATGCGGAAGTGCCGGTCGGGCCGGTCGCTGCGGTTGGGTAGCCTCAGGAACAGGCAGCCACGGCTCGGGTCACCGATCACGACGCCGCAGGACTCCGTCGGAGCCAGCGACAACTCTCCCAGGGTCGCGGAGTCGGTGATGATCTGCACCTGCGGGGAGGCGAAGACCGGGGTGGGCAGTCGATCCACGAAGTCGGTGTTGAAGTTGATCAAGGTCATCAGTTGCTCATCCCTTCTCGGCTCGCCTTCTCGGCGGCCTCGATGTAGTTGTCCGTCTTGGTGACCCAGGGCAGCCGGGCTGAGTCGTAGCCCCGGCGCGCCCCGGCCTCCTGGTAGCCGAGCCCGACGATGCCGAACTCCTCCATGGCCTTCATGAAGCGCCGCCAGGTCTTCTCGTCCATCTCCACCCCGAGGTAGAGGTGGCCGTGTCCGCTGGTGCTGCTGGGCACGTAGGCGTGCTCGCAGTCCAGGTCGAGGATCGGGTAGAACCTGCCCTCCCGGATGGCGCTTTCGCTGGTGACGATGTTGGCCGAGTTGAGGTCCTGCTCCTCGTCGCGGGCATCCTCGTCGAACCAGGCCTCGTCTGTCAGCGACTGCTCGCTGTCCTTGGCGAAGTCGGTTACCTTGCGCCACTTCCGGAGGCTGATCTGTCGGGCCAACTCCCGGTAACCCTGCTCACGCGGGCGCTTGCTCATGATCATCGCCAGAGCGGCCCCGAAGATGGTCTCCTTGGGCACACCGCCCAGATGGCGGTTGAAGATGCGGTCTCCTGCAGCCATGATCACTTCTCCCTTGCAGCGGTGGGGTCGAGCATCCACTCGGCCGGGTCGATGGCGGGCACGACCATCTGCTGGTGCGAGTCCAGCAGCGGCAGGTGCCACTGGTCGCCGGGCCGCCCGTGCTCGCTGTTGGCGTTCACCCGGCTCTTGATCTTGCACGCCCGGTCGAACGTGGCGTTGAACTCGCACTTGCCGGTCAGGTAGCACACCGGGCGGAAGAGCGACGCCATCTGCTGGAATTCCCACGAGTCGCTGACGGCGACGTTGGGCACGTAGCCGCCCGGCACCGGCGTCTCGTAGCCGTGGATGGCCCGGATGATGCCGTCCCAGACCTGCCGCCACTCGAACTGCGCCTGCGTGCACAGCCGCATCCCGCCATGATCCTGGAGGCCCCGGAGGTTCGTGACGTAGTGCAGCCGCGTCGTGATGTTGTGGGGCAGCAGGCCCCGCGCATCCTCAGCGGGCACACCGTTGTCGACGAGCGCGTGGTAGGCGTCATCCACGCCGTTGACGGCCCGCCGCCAGATGATCACCCTCGGGTCGTCCTTCTCCAGCCCGATGAGGCTGGGCGGCAGAGCCACGTCCTCGTCGATGGCCTCCTTGACCGCGAAGCGCAGCGACTCCTGCGCGTACACCGCCGTCCGCTGACGCACCATCTGGTGCGTGAACGACCGGGTGACGCCCTCGATCATGAAGTGCAGTTGCACGCTCTCGAAGGGTGCCTTCAGGTGCGTCTTCTTGATCTGCTCGAAGTAGTGGAGGCGCTGCTCCCTGGTGACGTCGGCCAGGTCGCGCACCACCTTGCCCTCGTACATCATGCTCATCGCGGCGATGGCTGCGAGGGGCTGCGGGGTGGCGTTGAGCAGCGTGACACGCGGCCCCTCCACGTTGACGTCGAAGGGCATCTCCTCCGCCTCGTACATCGCCCGGTCCGCCCAGCGGACGACCTGGCCCTCGTTGTCGGTCATCAGACGACCTTCCCTCCGTGGCGGTGACCACGGGTCCTGTTGTAGTTGATCTTCTCGCGGACGACCTCGTCCGGGTTGATGCCGTATCGGTAGCACGTGTCCAGCGCTCGGATGATCACGTCAGCGATCTCCGACGGCACTCCTTCGGGCTTGTTCGGCACGACCGCACCGTCCTCCCAGGCGTGCCGCAGCGGGTCGGGCCGGGTGGGCTGCGACGTGAAAACGGGACTGCCGTTGCCAGGGCGGCTGTAGTAGCGCATCGAGGGGTCGCCGTTGTAGCGGTAGGCCTCATACGCCTCGCTGACTTCGGTGCCGAGCAGGGCGATGTCGTCGCTGAAGGCGCGGCTGCTCTCGAACCAGCCGTTCGCCAGGTTCACCTCGGTGATCTCGGCCGCCAGGGCGCTGAGCGGCCCGACCTCGGCCAGAGGGGCCTGGTCGGGCTGCTCGGGGCTCTGAGGCACGTCTGAGGGCCAGCGGTTGCCGTCCGGGGCCAGACACGGCCCCAGCCCGTGCACGGCGCAGGTACGCGGGTACGCCTCTGCACCTTCCAGCCGGAGTTCTACGTTGCACTTCGCCATCAGAGCGACACCTCCCGGAGGGGCGCGCCCTTGCTGTCCGCCAGGCAGCAAGGGCACTTGTCGACGCGGGTGGGCTGGATCAGCGCGGTGCGGTGCAGATGCCCGCACCCGTCGCACGCCTGCCGCTCCATCAGCGTGACCGAGAGGCTGGCCTCCGCCTGCATCGGCTTGCCGCTCGGGAACTGCGCCCACCCTCCCCTCGTGCTCTCGACGAACCGGTGCGTCGGGATGGTGTTCTGCACCGTCGGCGGTATCTTCGAACGTGGCATGGTTCAGCCTTCCTGGTAAGCGTTCAGCGCCTGAGAGAGCGCTGCCTGTTGCGTCGGCGAGACACCGTTACGGCTCACCGAACGAGGCCCCAGCGTTGCACATGCCCACAGCCAGCGACCAGTGATCCGGCTCTGTCGGATGACTACTGGACGAGGCCGCCTCGGTGGGTTCCCGATCGGCTTCATCACTGCTCCCCGGCGTCGAGTCGGATCGTGGAGCCGTTGTAGGCCATGCCAGAATGCCGCAGATCGCTGACGATGGCGTCGGCTACCTCCCGCACCTTCAGGCCGTTCTCGGCCCCGACCATGCGGGACTGAGCAGGCCCAAAGACCGCCTCGGTGGCCTGCGTCATCGGGGTGCCAGCCAGCAGGCCCAACTCGTAGGCGTAGACGAGAGGCTCGCCCGCCCACTCCCTTGCAGCACAGCGAACCGCCATCGAGAGCGCGGCCTTGCTGGAGCAGTAGCCGAGCGAGTTCCGCCGGGCGATGTGCGCGCTGTTGCTGCTGATGAAGATCAACTTCTTCACCCGTGGGCAGGAAGCCACCGCCTCCATCAGCAGCGCCGGGCCGAGGAAGTTGATCTTGGTCTGCTGGGCCACGTCGGCATACCAGCCCGGATCGCCGATGGGCTTGGTGCTCAGGTTGACCCCGACCGTGCAGATGATCACGTCGGGGTTGACCAGGCTGATCACGTGGTTGATCATGTCCGGCTCCAAGATGTTCAACTCGTGCATCTCGTCGCCGCTCACCCCTGCGGTGATCACGAGGTTGGGCGGGGAGTTGTGGTGCGGCAGCGTGAACTGCCGCCTGATCTCCGCTCCGAGGCTGCCCCGGCGGGCACCGATCACCAGCGCGATCACGAGCCCGACTCCGGGAAGTTGCTCTCGCCGCTCCAGCCATCGCTCATGCGCACGGGCTCGATGTGGTGCTCGGCGCGGCGCTTGTCGCGCAGGTTGACGCGGGGCTTCAGGTAGACGGGCAGGTGGATGTCGGGGTGCCGCCAGTACGAGAAGGCCCCGTAGGTGCTCAGGCACTCCTGCACGAAGATGAAGCCCGCCCGGCCCAAGATCAACTTCTCGGCCTCGTACCCCGCGATGCCGGGGATGCTGGGCTTGTAGGAGACGTGCATCGGCAGGCAGGCCCCGTCCTCCTCCATGTCCAGGGCCTCCAGCGCGTCGATGTGCGCCGGGCTGATGCCGCTGTCGATGCTCATGGCCTCGATGCGGAACGGCACACCGGTCGGCTGGAGGAACCGGTACGAGACCTCGTACTTCCCCGCCCACTGAAGCGGCGGGAACGTCAGGTCCTGCGGCTGCGGGTGGTCGGTGGCGAACCAGGCCGTGTCCCGGCTCATGTTGAAGAAGATGCCCTTCTGGGCCAGCACGAAGTCCAGCGCGGCGTTGCTGGCCTCGTCGAAGGTCGCGTAGGCCACCGCGACCTCGTCGTACTCGCGGGTGCCGATGATCGGCTTGGCGAGCGACTGCATCTCTGACCAGAGGTTCCAGCAGACGTCCACATCGAGTTCGGTCATCATTTCTTGATTACCCTTTCCGGGTTGATCACGTAGAGTTCGGTGGCGTAGATCGCCCTCCGATACTCACTTCTCTTGTAGCCCCTGATCAGGATCATTTCGTTCTTGATGTCCATGTTCCAGATCAGATCTTTGTAGCGTTCGTAGAAGCCGCCCCACCGGGGCAAGGTGACGACCAGAGGGCCGGTCTCGTCTTCACCAGTGAGTACAACATAGTTGACGTACTCGGGCTCCCTTACCGTTTTCGGGTCCAGTTCCTCTCCAGTTCTCGAGCGGTGCAACTCGTAGATATCCTTGAGGTTACGCTCTCGAATCATGCCGAGCCAGGTGTGCTCTCCACGAATGGCCTCGTAGGGCACGTCCTCACTGCGGCTGCCCGGGAAGGGCAGCCCCTCACCTTCGCCCTCCTCCCATAGCCATCGGCGCACCGCCGACATCTTCTCCTGCAGCATCAGGATTCCGAATGGGTCCTCCTGCTCGCAGAACTCCGTGATCTTCCGAATGGTGACCGGGCCGATGCCCTTGATCTCCAGGAAGTCTTTCCACTCCCAGGTCAAGTCAAGCGAGGCCAGGTTGTCCCGGAACTCGATGATCAATCGGGCGGTCTTCTCGCCGATGCCCTGCAACTGCTCGAAGCCCGCCTGAAGCCCACCGTCGCGGATCGACCACGTCATGCCCGAGTGCTGCGGGTCGGGCGGATAGATGGGGATGCCCTTGGCATAGGCCTCCTTGAGGAGGTCAAAACCCTTCGTCTTCGGGTCGTACTTCTGCAGCGCAGCGCAGTAGAACTCCAGCGGGTGGTTCTGCTTCAGCCACATCGTCCAGTAGGCGAGCATTCCGTACGAGACGCAGTGCGCAGCGTTGAAGGCGTACGCACCAGCCGTCACGAGTTGCTTCCAGACCTTGGTGGCCTTTACCTCCCCGAGCCCGTTCTCGGCGCAGCCGGTGATGAACTTGCTCATCATCCTGTTGAACGCCTGCTCGCCCTGCTTCTTGCTGATCAACTTCCGAATCAGCGCCGCCTCTTCCCAGGTGAAGTTCCCGAGGCGACGCACCACCTGGAGAATCTGCTCCTGGTAGACGATCTGCTGATTGGTGTGCGCAGTGATCTCGCCCACGACCGGGTGGAGAATCTCGGCATTCTTCTTGCCGTGCTTGACCATGATGTACTCGGCCGCTGCGCCGGAGTGCAGCGGGCCGGGGCGGCTCAGCGCGTTGATGTCACAGATCTCAGCGAAGTTGTCCGGCTTCACCTCGCGGTTGACGGACCGCATGGCACGCCCGTCGAACTGGAAGATGCCGACCACCTCGTTATTCCGGAAGCCCTCGAACACCTTCTCCTCGTCGAGGGGCACCGCGTACAGGTCCTCTAGGGTGAACGGGGTGTGCTCCCGGATCATCTCGATGCAGCGGTTGATCATGCCCATCGTGGTGAGGCCCAGGATATCGATCTTGAGGGCGTTGATGTACTCGGCGTCATGCTTGTCGATGCTGAGCACGTTGCCCATCTCGCCAGTCTTGCGGTCCACGCGGCTGTAGACGGCCACTGAGTCGGTCAGAGGCTCGTTCGCCACCACCAGGCCCGCCGCGTGCACACCGAAGCCCTTGAGGTTGCCCTCGAGTCGCTGCGCCTGGTAGAGGGCGGGGTACTTCTCGAACACCTCCTTCACCTTCGGGAACATGGCGATCGTGTCCTCGATGGTGGCGTTGCCCCGCAGGTCGCCAGAGGCGCGCTCGATGAGCATGTCTTTCACGACGGCCACCGCGAAGGGCGGAATGTTGTGCACCTTGGCCGTGTCGTCAAGGCTGTTCTTGCCCCGGTAGTTAGTGAAGGTGCCGATGTTGCCGACGTGGTCCTCGCCGTACTTATCCACGAGATAGTCGCGAATCTTGTACCGCTGGTCATCGTCGAAGTCCAGGTCGATATCGGGGAGGTCGTGCCGGTTGATATCGATGAACCGCTCGAAGAGCAGGTTGGGGAAGGGCTTCGGATTCACCTCTGTGATCCGGATCAGCCAGCACACGAACGACGCTGCGGCGGAGCCACGGGCGGGGCCGACAGGAATGCCCGAATCCTTGGCGAATCGAACCACGTCACCCACGACCAAGAAGTAGTCCATGAACTCCTTGATCTCAATGAGGTCAAGTTCCATCTTGACCCGCTCCTTGGCCCACTGGATGTCCGCCGGGGACCAACGGTCAATCTGGCGGTACTTCCAGCCCTTGCGAATCTCCTCGCGGAGCATGGACTTGGCGTCGCTCTCCCCGGGGAAGGCGAGTTCCCGCAGTCGGGGCAGTTCCACGTCAATCCGGCTGGCGATCTCGCCCGACTGCCGCACCGCCCGCTCGGCCTGCCGACCGGTGAGGCCGGTGGCCTTCAACTTCCGCCAGATTTCGGAGTCGGTGAACATGGTCATCGGGATGTTGTATTCCCACCCCTGCGCCTGCTTCTCGACCGAGCCCTTACCACGGTCGATGGCGTGGATCATCAACTGCATATCGTTATCCGAGGCGAGCGGATAGTGCACGTCTCCGGTCGCGACGTAGTTGACGCCCATCTCTTCCGCGAGTTGCACATAGGCAGCGTTGATCGCCTGCGTGTTTTCCAACTCGGGGAAGGACTGCATCTCCAGGTAGTACCGGTCGCCCAGCAGATCGCGGAACTTGGCGATGGTGCGGCGGGCCTCTGCGATGTCGGGGTCGTGGAGGTCCCGGCCCTTGCCGCCCAGCAGGTCCGTAGCCAGTTTGGAGCCCGTGCAGCCGCTCAGCACGATGAGCCCCTCGTTGTGCTCGGCCAGCATCTCGCCGCTGACGGTGGGCTCGTAGTAGAAGCCCTCCGCCCAGCCCCGAGAGACGATCCGGTAGAGGTTCCGTAGCCCCTGAAGGTTCATCGCCAGCACCGTCAGGTGCCACTTGTATCGTCCCGCGTTCTCTCCGACCGACCCGGTGTAGAGTTCGCATCCGAAGATGGGCTTGATGCCGACGGCCTTACAGGCCCGCTCCAGTTTGACGTGGCTCGTGACGTTGCCGTGCTCGGTCAGCGCCAGGGCAGGCATTCCGAGTTCCACCGCTCGGGCGACGTGCGCCTCCGGCGTGCCGTATCCGTCCTGATAGGAGAAGGTCGAGTGGTGGTGAAGGCTAACGAAATGAGTCACTTCTTGTTCTTCCTATTCGCTTTCATGAGGTCGCCGTGACACATACCGCGACCGCCGTACTTCTTCCAGCCCCACGAGGACCAGAGGTTGCGCTCTTCTTGCGTGCCCGCCAGCCACGAAGCAGCCCGCACCACGGGCGCTCCGCACACCTCGCAGGCCAGCGGGTTCGTGCGGTGGGCTGGCACTAGAGCATGGCCCGCAGCAGGTAGTTCGAGAGGCACGGCTCGGCGTGGAAGAGGGTGAAGCCAGGCAGCCCCTCGGCGTCCTCGCCGATGATGCCAGCCACGTCCTCACAGCCCGCCAGCGAGTCATCGCACTCGGCGCACTTCTCCTCGGCGATGTCCAGTTCCACCTCCTGAACGCTCTCGGTCTCGAGCATGAACTCGACCAGTGCGTCAGCCATTGTTCACCGACGGCTCGTAGCCCCACTCGTTTTCCTGACCCAGGTTCAGGGTCATGAAGACGGCCAGGTTGATCAGGTCCTGAAGGGTGTCGCGGACCGACTCGCCGCCCGCCTCCATGATGCGGTCGCCGCGCCACAGCATCTCCTTCAGACGGGCCGTCTTGCTCATGATGCGGGCCAGGTTGCCCATCCAGCCCTGCGCCCGCCAGGCGGCCCCGTAGGCCCTGTCCTTGGCGACGTAGGTGTTTAAGCAGCCCTCCAGCACGTACACGAAGGCCTCGATGGCGCTGCCGTTGGGCACCAGGCTCAGGTGCCGCTCCTCGCCCCGGTCGTCGAGCACCCGGACGACCAACTGCACCTTCCCAACCGAACGCGGGTCGCCCTCGCCGGTGCCACGGGCGGCGGCCAGGTCGGCGAGTTGCTCCTCGGTGTATGGCCTGAACACGAACTGATCCCCTATTCCCATTATCTATTCCTCTTCTCATAGTCAGCGATACGACGCAAGGCTACCTCTTGAGCGCCCTGGAGGTCATAAACGGCGAACTCCGATGCGTATCCAGAGTTATGCGGACGACGAATCAGTACCGGGTGGCAGGCATTCTCTTGAGCCTGCGTCAGCAGTTCCGGAATGTCCTCCAGCACCATCACGATCCGATTGCCGTAGGCCCGAGCCAGATCGCGATACTTGTGCTCGCCGTGGAGAATGCCGTCGTACTGAATTCGATTACGCCGGAGCCATTCCTGCGTGTCCGGGTCTACGTTCTCCAGCATGAGGAAGGGGCGGGTGGTGCAGATGATGACGGTAGCGCCCGCAGCCCGCACAGCCCGGCTCAGTTCCGCAGCACCCTCTCGCACCGGCATCGAGCGCTTCAGCCCGCCGCGTCGGTAAGCCATCTTGCACTGCCGGTAACGGGCCTTCGAAACACCCATCCAGCGGTAGAGAGGAAGTTTGCCGTCGTACTTCTCTCCCTTGTAGATGGAAACACCTGGCATCGGACTTCCGAACCAACCCTCGGCGAACCGAAGGAAGTGGAGGTGATACTCGCCGAGCGTTCCGTCGATGTCCAGGCCCACCACGGGGCGAGGCATCTCGGTCGCCGGGTCGTAGAGCGCACTGCTGCGGGGAGGGTAGCGGCGGGCGGTCATCCGACATCCTTGAGGATAGACGCCCGCTGATACTTCGTCACCTCGTACTTCGAGAGCCATGACCGGCGGTCTCGCTTGGCCTCCTTCTTCGTCAGCGGCCCGGAGATCACACGGAACTCCGCGCCGGGGTCAGAAGAAGAGCCCTGGTGAAGCCAGGTGACGATGACGAAGTAGTAGTTCACAGCGCCGTCATCGCGCTCGCTGCGGCGGAGAAGGCCTCGTGACTGAGCACGCCCTTCGTCCACCGACCGTACCGGCCCACTCGCAGCATCTCGGGCCAGCAGTCGCAGGTGGTCTCCACGGGCTTCTGAACGCTGCCCACGTACTCCAGAGGCGGCTTCTTGGCGGCAGGCCACTCGACGGTGCAGTGCCCGAACACGTTGGCCGCCCGATACCAGGCAGGCGCGTCCTCGCCGTTGCACAGCACGGTCGAAGCGGCCACCCGCACCGGGCAGCGCACACCGCGCTCCGGAGCGTCGCCGATGGCCCAGACCTGCTCGGCCTTGAAGACGTGGTGCTCGGGGTCCAGGCACAGCACCGGCGCGGGCAGGCTGTTGATGATCAGGTCGTACTTGATGCGGTGCAAGTCCTCTACCTCCTTGAGCATCACCCGAAACGCCGTGCCTGCGGGGATGGGGCCGCTGTCGACGACGTACGGCCCGAAGCGGTCCCAGGCCACGTCATAGGCCCGGCGGATGTCCCAGGCCGCGTGGCGGCCCTGTAGCGTCTCTGGGCTCACCTCCACGGGCCGGTCGCCGTAGACCTTCTGGCGGTAGCCGTCGGCGGTGCCACTCAACTCGTACAACACCGAGATGAAGTCGCCGGGGTCGCTTAGGTTCGGGATGGGCTCGTGGAGGTACTGCGCCCCGAACATCTCGGACTTCCGCTTCTTGCTCACGATGCTGACTCGGGCACCAGCCTGCCGAACGGCCTCCGCCGCGAACAGGCCAGCAGGGCCACAGCCCAGCACCAGCACGTGAGGAATGTCTTTCTTTTTCATTGTCAGCCTTTCGGATTGAAGGAGGGCGGGGCCGCCAGCACAACGACCCCGCCCGTTTCTTCAAGAGTGCCGCAGGCTCGGCTAAGTTCGCGGGCGAGGTCGGGGTAACGTCCTCTGTGTTTCTGCGATTGCGGGGCTCGAATCCCTACTCAGCCGAGGCGTTTGGCCTCAGGTGTAACTCTATCAGTTAGCGGGCCGATTCTACTCTATCTCATCCTCCAGTTTGTTCAGGAGGGCAATCAGAACCGGGTTCGCACGAATGTAGCCACGACCCATTCGGCGAATCATCTTCAGTTCCATGAGGTACTTCACCGCGATCTGCGCCTCGTCCTGGCTCATGCCTGCGAACTCGCAGAAGTCGCGCACCTTGAAGTCACCGCTGCGGCACTGCAGAAGAGTGTTCAACTCATCCTCGTGATTGAGCAGGTACTTCCGAGCGCGCTTGGTGTTCTCCTCGCTGATCTCGCGGTCACGAATCATCTTGCGGCTGTGGTGCTTGTAGCCGAACGAGCGCATTCCGTACAGAAGGTCGAGCAGTTCCATCGCGGCGTCTACGTGCTGCCTGCCCACCGAGACCTTCCGGCCGTCCGGGCTGGTGCTGAACAGGCGGGCAGCGATGGCGACGGAGATGCGCGCCAACTTGATGCGCACGTTCTCGCTCTGGATCAACGGCGGCTCCGGCACGTAGCCCGCCCCGAACTTCTTGGCGGAGTCCAGCACGTAGTCCTCGACGCCCTTGCCCCACTCCACGTCGTCGGCCTTTCGGGACCAGGCCCAGGCCACCAGTTCGGAGCACAGTTCCGAGTCGTAGAAGTGGGTGACCACCTCGTGCTCGCGGCTGTTGATCACGTCCGAACTTACGTCGCTGCTGGCCGCGCTCATCGCCAGATCAAAACGGCTGATGTCCTCGGGGTTCTTGATCAGGTCCTTCAGTCCGTCAATGCCACCACCGGGCATCTCTTCGAGAGTGTTGCCCTCGGGAGGGTTGCTGATCCAGACGAGCCTCGTGCGGGCACTGGTCTCCTGCCCGACGATCTTCGTGATCTGCGCCTTGCCGCTACTGCGGACGGCAGACATCTGGTCGATGATGCCCTTGTCCTTGATGCCACTCACCTCGTCCAGGATGACGAGACGGCGGTCATTCAGAGGGATGGTGCCCCAGGTCACCATCCAGGACGAGCCCATCTGCTGCGCGCCGCCCACCAGCCCGGCGAAGGTGGCTCCCTCGCAGGACTTGAGGACGCCGCTGTTGTAGTGGTCGCACAGCCGCCCGCCGACCTCGCTCTTACCGGTACGGGTGTCGCCGATGACGATGCCCTCCAGCCAGCCCTTCCCGAGTTTGACGCCGTTGAATCGGAAGTCCATGATGCTGTGCCAGATGACGTCGTAGAACATATGGAGTTCTTCTCGACCATAGATGCGGGTGACGTTGGCCGTCAAGTCGTCCGCGATCTCTCGCATCTTCTCGATAGGGCTTTGGCCCTCTGCGGGACGGAAGGCGGACAGGCGGGCGATAACCTCCGACGTCACTTCGAAGTTATCCAGGTTGGTCTGAACTGGCTCGCACTTCCACGACTGGAAGACGGCTCGCCCGTTCTTCGGGTCGGAGATATTGAGGCCCACCACCTCGGTCGTGATGTTGACCGGCGTCGCGTACTGACCGACGTTGTAGACGCGGCGGCTGATGGGCGACTGCGTCTCCTCGCCGCGCACATCCACGCTCGGCACTACGACCAATTCCTCGACGTTCCAGGACTCGGCGGTGTCTATCTCTACGCGGGTGCACCGGGTCGGAATGCCCTCGGCCTTCTTGACGATGCCGTTGATCTTCTCGCTGTTGCTGTCCACCATCTCAATCAGGGTGGTGTCGTCCTCTGCGAACTTCCGCTCGCTGCGCAGCCCGGAGGCCATCATCGGGCACGAATTGCACATGTTCCCGGCCTGGCCGTCACAGGACAGCAGCACCTTCTTCGGCAGCACGTAGGCGGGCTGCACCTTGCCCGCCACGGAGACGGTCATGCTCAGAGGCCGGTTAGTGTACTCGGCGCTCATGCTGGCTTCCAGCGTCACCTCTCGGGCCTGCACGTTGACCCGGTCCTGCTTCCGAATGCTGTACGGGTTCTCCCGAATGGCATTCATCAACTCCCGGAAGTCCTCGGCGCTGTGCCCCTCGTTCACGAGGTAGTCCGTGAGGTCTGCACCCTTCTCCTGCAGAGGCAGTCGGATGATGTAGACGGCGCGGGCGAACCTGCGGAGGGCGGCGGCGGCCTTCATGCTGCCTTGCTGCCCGCTGCTGTCCACGTCGTAGCAGATGAAGACGGTCTTGTCCTCGAAGGCAGCGGCCCACTCGTTGCGGAAGGTGAGCGCTCCGCCCGTGTGCGTGACCGTCGGCAGTCCGACCTGCTGGCCCAGGATGCAGTCGGTCTCGCCCTCGGTGATGATCACCTCGTCGGTCTCGTTCAAGAACGCCGGATAGAAGAGTTCAGCACTCCCCATTCCGACGCCCCACGACCGCATCTTGTCCTTCGGGTTCTTGGCGATCGGATTGTATCTCCGGACGTTCACCAGATGCCCCTCGGCATCCCGGACGGGAATGGTGAACCGCTCGCCGTCGTAGCCAATCTGGAAACGCTCGATGGTCTCCTTGGTGAAGCCGCGCTTGTCCTTCATGATCTTGAAGGCGACGTTGGAGTTGAGCAGGGCGTCGACGAAGCCCTTGATCTTCTCCTCGTCGGGCAGTTCGGTGCGCTTCTCGCTGCGCTTGCTGGGCGCGTCGGAGAGGTTGGTGATGCTGGCCCCGGTCTCCGCCCCGTCGCTGGCGATGATCTTGGCGAGTTTCCCCAGGCTCATTCCACCGCAGCCCGAGAAGCACATGAACTTCCCCTCGAGGAAGTTGAACGAGGCCGACGGTGTTCCGCTGGCACCGGGCTCTTCGTGGATGGGGCAGTAGCCGCGCCACTCGTGCGCCTCGTTCGCCTCAGTGCTGACGAGCCAGGTCTGGAATCGGGTGCGATACTTCTCAGAAGAAGTGACGACAGTCACTCGGAGGTCTCCTTGTATTCAATATCGTCACCGGGCTCCGTCAGGTCGGGGTGCCGGTGAACCTTGCCCGGTAGACCAGCCCAGCCTTCCGGGTCATTCAGATGTAATTGCTCATGCGTCATCAACTTGACTAGCGCATCCCCCACAATACGCTCGCCATGCTGCTCAGCCAGGTGGAACGTCAGTGTCCACTTCGAAGGCACCCGGTCCGTTCTGATTCGGAGGGGCTTCGGGGAGATGTAGTGGGCGTACTCGTCAGAGAGATCATTGAGATCTTTGTGAGTGTGGCCGCAGTCGCCTTCTTGATGGAGGCGAGCGTGCTTCGCATAGCGGTCGTCAAGGCTTTCTCCTTCTACCGCCATCAGCCTTCCGTGATCGCGATAGAGATGTTTGTTGATGATCTCACGCCGCGCCCTCGCGGTGTGCGTACGGGTGTCGAGCGCCATCAGGAGCAGACCTGGCAGATGTGGCCGGGCGCTTCGTGAGACGCTTCCTGCGGGGAGGGGAGGGCCGGGTCGGCCTCGCGGGCCTTCCGGAGACGGTAGCCATCCATCAGGAGTTCGCGAACTACCGCCTGACGAGACTTACCGTCCTCCTTCTGCCACCGGAGAATGTCCTCCTGTACAGCCGGGCTCACGTTCGTCACGGCGCGGTTCGGCCGCGTCTCGATTTGGGCAGCACTCATCTCACCCTCTCCTTACTGGACTCTAATAATGTCTCTCTCTAAACTCTCTCTCTCTTAGATTGAGAGAGTGAGTTTACGAGCGGACCAACGGGCAGAGCCATCTTACCCTGCGGCAGCCTGGCTATGTAGGTTCCATTCTTTGAGTTTGTTCCACATTGCCTGGTGACCCATGTCCACTTCTTTTGTCCGCTGTAGTCCTCCTCCATCAGGGGTGCCGGGCTGGCTGGTCCTCGGATGGTTCTGTGTGCGTCCTTACGCGCCCGTAAGGGACAAAGCACTTTGGCTCTGGCAAGGGTGCCCGACCATCCTGGGCCGTTGGATTGGAGCGCTGCGCTGCGGGCCTGGCAGAGCCCTAGTGCCCAGAGAGAGGGCCGAGGGGCGGGGCGCTAGGCGCTTCTAGGCCCGATTGTGGGCCAGCCAGCGGGCGTCCGGGCAGCACAAGGGCCAGCCGGTGCGGGTGCACCGACTGGCCCGAGGTGTGCCAGTGACCGCTCAGGTCACTCGAAGGGGTCGTCATCGTCGTCATCGTCGTCGTCGTCGGCGTCGACCAGGGGCAGGACCGCGTTCAGGCGGCCCTTCTTCTCGCCCTCGTACATCTCGCTCTTGATGCGCAGCGAGACGGGCCGGGCCTTCTTGACCATCTTCGCGCCGTCCTCGTCCGTGTCGAGGGTGACGTCCTTCTTGCCGAAGATCGCGTTGATGATCTGACGCGTCTTCCACATGGCGGTCTCGAGGTTGGAGTAGGTGTAGCCCCTCCAGCCCTTGAACTCGCCCTTGGTGATCTCGAAGCACCACTCGAAGCCGTCGTTGCCGTTGGCCGACGTGTGGTCCTTGACGTGGATCATCTTGCCCTCGTAGACGCCACGGCGGGGCTCCTCACCGGTGTAGCCACCGGTGTCCTTGGAGTCGTCGTAGTCGCTCATCGAGATCTTGTGCTTGGCCATTCCCTGTTCCTTCTTCCTTCTGATGTTTCGAAATAGCGGGCGCTATCCGAATGGGTCTTACTTACCGGCTGCTTCGATGGTCGCGAGCATTCCGGGGATCGTGGGACGGTCCACCACTCGACCGAGCGAGTGGTGCCGCGTCTTCGCCATGAAACGCTTGTTCCCGGCGAGTCGGAGTTGACGGTAGGGCTCGTTGTCCTCCTCGCCCTCCACCTTCTTCGGAGTACGAACGGTCAGGTAGCCCACCAGGCCCATCTGAGCCGCGATCTTCTGGCTCAACTTGCCGTTCTTGGAGGAGCCGAGCGCGGGCATCAGGAGGGTGGTGTCCTCCTCGGTGATGGGGTCGGCGACGTCGACCTGCATCGGGTGGGCGGTGTAGAGCACGTTCACCGGGAGACGGTTGAACTGGTCGGCCAGCCGCTTCATCTTGTTCCCGACGATGTTGTAGTCCTGGAGTTCCGCACGGAACTCGTTGCGGCGCTCGTTGCCCTGCGCCTGCTCTCCGAGGTAGTGCCGCCAGCAGGTCTCCTCCACCTCGCTGATGGAGTCGACGATGACCCAGTCGTAGGTCCGAGCACCACCCTCGGAGAGCCAGGTGTAGGCCTCCTGGAAGGTGGACCAGTCGTTGACCGTCCACTCGTCGGCGTCGCTGCCGAACTCCCGAGCGCTCTCGGTGCCACCGGCCTCCACCGTGAGGAAGAGCGCGTTCGGGGCGGTGCCCGCGAGCACCGTCTTCCCGATGCCTGCGTCGGCGTAGATCATCCAGTTCTTCAGACCGGTGCGGTTGGCCTCACTGAGTTTCGTGATGGCTGCTGGGCGGGCTTTCGCCATTGTCAGTTCTCCTTCTTGGTGATGGACACTCCACGCTTCGTGGACATATCCTCGCGGTGGTCTCGATACGGGTCGGTCGTCGTGTACATCGTACGCGCCAACACTCGGGCCGCCTTCGGGTCCTGCTCGTCCAGTTCACAGAAGTCGTAGACCGGGCATCGAGTACAGTCCTCCGTCGGGGTCTTCCAGGGCTTCAGCGTGCCCGCCCGCATCATCCCCATCGCAGCGGCCTCGTTCTGGACTCGCTGGCCCATCGCAACCCGCTCGTTCTCCTCGCGGTAAATCTCCTCGCGGTGGAACATCTCGGCGGGCTGGCGGGCGGAGACCTCGCCGAACACGGGCAGCAGGCCCCGGTGACGGCAGGCGTCCTCTAGGTCCTCGGCGGTGTACTTCCGGAAGGGCTGGCCCGGCGTGGCACCAGCAGCCAGCAGCGCGTCCCAGAAGTGCTGCTTCGTCGGCTTGTTCGTGGCCTTGCCCTCGTGGTTCCTCGGGCGGGTGTCGGGCATGGCCTTCCGGAGAGCATTGAAGATCAATCCGGAGATTTGCTCGCCGCCCTTGAAGATGCCGAGGAACTTGAGCACTTCCGGAGCCACCCAGAGATACGAGCCAGCCTGGTCGTTGATGTTGTAGAAGGACCAGTTCGACGGGAAGGAGGCTCGGGTCTTGTGGTCCCAGAGCCAGAACTCCTTCGTGTACCGGTGGCGCATCAGACTGTCCCAGGTGCCCGCATAGATGACGAGCGTCTTGCTGTCATCCGTCGGGTCGACCACGTCAATCTGGAAGGGCTGCTCAGTGTGAATGACTTCCCACTGGCGGTCTCCTTCGTAGAACTCGATGTAGCCCCGGAGCATCTCCAGTCCGAGTTCTTTGGCGTCCACGACCTCGGCCTGGAATGCCTCCGCGTCGAACTCGTTGTCCGGATTGGTGTAGATGCGCCCGGTCTGCTCGCCGACGGAATCCACGAAGGCGTCGAGTACCTTCTGGGTCTTGGCCCGCTTGAATCCAGGCCGATAGTACACCTCGAGAGCCGCGTGGATTGCCGTGCCGAACCAGGCCCAGACGGGCGGCTGCTTCTTGCGCAGGCCCTTGACCCAGACTTGCTCCCACTTCCAGGGGCACCGCTTGAAGTCGTTGCGCTCGCTGGTACGCAGCATCGGCGGCGGGTCCAACACGGGGCCGCTCACGGCCTCTGAGGGCTGGCTGGCGGCTACCTGCGCGGCGGTGGCCCGGACCTTGGCGGTGCCGAGAACGCGACCGTCACCGCCCAGCGGGAACACCGACCGGGCACCCATCGGGCAGTTCGCCGCGTGCTGCGCCGGGTGCTGGTGGCAGCCGGGGCACTCAGACGCCAGGGGCGTGCTCACCCCTGGTCCCCCTGGCTGGCCTCTGAGGGGGCCTCTGGCTCGTCGCGGCCCAGCAGGGCGGCTAGAGCCTGGCCCCGCTCGTCCCCGGCCTCTACAGCGGCGCTGAGCCACTCGTGCACGAGGCTGTGCAGCACGGCCACCATCAGCGGGTCGCTGATGACGATGCCCCGGTCAGGGTAGTCGCGAGCCCACTCGCAGAGGAGGTACGCGATGGAGTACTGCGTCTGAGCCGTCAGGCGAACGCGGAGGGCCTCCTCGGCTGCCGCAGCAGCCACGCTCTGACGGTAGTCGTCGAGCGTCAGTTTGTCCGAGAGGCGAAGCGGATTGGTGAGGAACAGAGCCTCATCAAGATTACGCGGGATGTCAGCCATTCGATTTCACTTCCCTAATCCCTGACCCTTGTGCTAACCGAACTATTCGGCTATGCCATTCTATCGCAAAAGAGGGCCAGCCCGCAGGCTGACCCTCTTCCACTTGCTAGCGGCTACCGCCGCCCCGCATCAGAACGGGGCGTCGCTGGCCTTCGTGGCGTCCTCGGCGGTGGGCTTCGCGGCCTTGCCCTTCTTGGACTCCTTCGGGGCGTCGGCCGACTCGGTCTTCGCGGCGGCCTCGGCCTTCGCCTTCGCCTCGGCCTCCTTGGCGGCCTTCTCCTCGGCGCGCTTCGCGGCGGCGGCCTCCTTCTCGGCCTTCTTGGCCTCGGTGGCCTTCGCCCGCTCGGCGGCGGCGGCCTCGCGCTCCGCCTTCTTCGCGGCGGCGGCCTTCGCCCGCTCCTGCTCCTTGGCCTCCTTCGCGGCGGCCTTCTCGGCGGCCAGCCGCTCGGCCTCGGCCTGCTTCGCGCCGACGAGGTCCTTGCGGTAGGCGTCGGAGTCGCGGAACGCCTTCCGGGTGCTGTAGATGGCGAACACCTGCTCGGGGGTGACGACGACGCCCTTGTTCGCCAGCAGCCAGTCGGCGTGCGCCTGGTGCAGCGCGCCGACCCGGTTGGTCTCGGTGGCGACCTCCTCGGTGGTGGCGGTGGTGGTCGACTCGGTGGTCTCGCTCATGATGTGTCCTTCCGGGACGGTGTGGGCCGGTACGGTGGGCCGGGCCTCTTGGTTGCTGACAGGAACATCCTCTCACGGCATCGGGCCACCGTGCAAGCCAGTTCACAGACTAGTCTTCATCCAACCTCCGAGTGACGAGTCGAGAGCGCCCGCCCACGTGCCCGCTGCGCTGGCGGGGGCGACCGCGCCGGGCGGCCTCCCTCTCCGCCTGGAGGCGCTGGTGCATCGGCAGGTCTCCTGGAGACCTGCGTACGACCACGGGCGGCCCCTGCGGCGGGAGATGGGCGGCGGGGCCGAACCACCTCCGGAGGCGGTACGTCGCCAGCAGCCCGCCGACGACGAGCCCGACCGCCAGCGCGGTCAGGCCCACCAGCACGACGGTCACTTCCCCTCCACCAGTGCTCGGGCGTAGGTGACGTCTCGGGCCTGATCGAGAACCCGATACTGCTGGAAGCGGCGGCCCTCCACGTCGTTGGCGATGCTCTCGTCGATGGTGCCCTCCGTCAGGTAGCGGTAGATGGTGGCCTGGTGCACGCGGCTGGCGCGGTGGATGCGGTCCTCGAGTTGCTCGTTGTCGCCCGGGTCCCACATCGTGTCGAGCATGTGCATATCGTCAGCGGCGTCAAGCGTGACGGAAACTCCGCCCGCTTTCGAGTTCAGCAGGAATACCCGCGTCGTCATTTGCGCACTCTGGAACTGGTCCATCGCCTTGTCGCGCTCGCGGTCGCTGGTGCCGCCGACAATCTTGAAATACTTGATATCGTTGGCCTGCAGAACCTTCTCGATTGCGAAGAGCATCTCGTTGAACTGGCTGGCGATGATGACCTTTCGATCGCCGGTCTTCTCGCCCTTCGAAATACCGGCCTCCTCCAACTTCTGCATCACCATTTCGATCTTGCACGACTCCGGGGTGAACACGACCTTCTCACCCTGAACGTCGACGAGGCCGTTGGCGAGTTGCTTGCCGCGAGTGATGAAGGCCAGCACGCCGTCAACGGTCAGCATTCCGGACTTGCCGACGATTTCGCCATCATCGACGAGCCGTGCGTACTGCTTCCGCATCGCCGGGGTCGGCTCGCACCAGACGTCGACGCGGCGTTTCTCGGGCAGGTTGGGCAGCACCTCCGCCTTCGTCCGCCGCAGGATGCGCGGCCCCAGCGTGGCGAGGAAGTGCTCCTCGTCCTTGCCGCCCTTGAGCGGGCCGACCTTCTTGACGGCGCGGGTGCGCCCGCCTCCGACGTGCGTCTCTTCCTCGGTGACCTCGAAGTGGATGCCAGCCCACCGCCAGAACGCCGTGAACTCGTCCGGCCAGAGCCAGTGCAGCGTTCCGAACATGCCCTGCACGCGCCCACCACGGCCAAACGGCGTGCCCGAGATAGCGATGCGGTGGATGCCCTCGCCGCTGGCGATGTTGAGGCGCTTCAGGCCCTTGCCTGCCAGGTTGCCCTTCACCACCGTGAGGCTGCCGAACATCTTGTGCGACTCATCCACGATGACGGTGCTCCACAGAACCTCGAAGAGGAAGGGGTACTCGTAGCCCGCGAACTTCTTCTTGGCAGCGAGGTCGCCCAACTCTTCTTCGTCGAATTCTTCGATGATGCGTAGCGTCTCGGCCACGACGACGAGCCACTTCCGGCGGGCCGGGTCGGCGTCGAACTCCTGCATCGCCTTGTCGCGCTGCCGCCTGGTGCCGCGTGCGATGTAGACCCGCTCGTCGGTCCAGCGCGTCAACTCGCGCAACCAAACCGATCGGACCGAGAGGCGCGGGCAGACCACCAGCACCGGGCCGGGCACGTCCTGCTCCAGGATGGCAGCGATGGTGCTCATCGTCTTGCCGGTGCCGGGGTGGTCGGCCAGCAGGCCAGCACCGCGCCAGCCCTCCGAGAGCCACTGCGCGGTGACGCGCTGGTCGGCCCGTAGCGTCGCCATCAGCAGCGGGGCCACCGTGGGCAGCCGGGTCAGGGTGGCGTCGGCCTGGTGGGCCGCAGAGGCCCGAGCGGCACCCTTCTGGCTGGTGGCCCGATACCACTGGCGGAGCGGCTCTGCGACGACGAGGCGCTTGCCCCAGATGGTGCGCAGCCGGTGGCACGTGTCGAGCGACAGCGGGTAGCGCCAGGTCTTCGACTCCTTGTGCCACCGCCCACCGCCGACGGCCTTGCTCAGTTCGGACGCCTCCATCCAGTCGTTGCGCGGGTCGTCGAACTCGTTGCGGGTGGCGATCTTGTCATCCACGATCGTGGCGATGCACTTCACTTCAGGGCCTCCTGGCTGTTGAGGAACTCGCGGAGCCAGGTCACCGCCTCTACGACCTCGGTGATGCTGACCTCCTCGCGTGCCAGCACTCTACCAACGATCTCGCGTTCGTAGTAGTGGTGGTCGAGTCCATCTAGCGTCTCCGGCCCGCCCGCCTCCGCAGCCATCCCGCGCACCTTCGCGAGCAGCACTTCGCTGACCTGCATCTCATTTCCCTCTCGTCATCGTGTGCTGGCCTGATCTCCCGGTGGGCCAGAGGTAGCCGAACTCTCCCTGCGGCATCGGGTCGAAAGCCGCGCCGTAGAACTCCGGGTTCTTGTCGATCAACTTCAATTGATGCGACTGGTGGAACTCCGCGTTGCCGAGCCACCACGGGTCCTCTCCGTGAAACTCCGGAATGCATCGCGTGTTGTGCATCTCCCAGGTGGGCTCGAGGCAGTTGTCGACGAAGGGCTTGCCCTTCAGAGTGACGTGGCTCTTCCACTCGGTGACGATGGCGACCTGATACCGCATCAGGGCGCAACCGTACCCGCGCCACATCCGGAGGGCCGGGTGGTTCTGCCAGCCGTAGTCAGGGTCGATGAGCGCGTGCATCAACTGCATCGTCTCGACACGCTGCTTCCCGAGCCGCCTGTTGTCGAGCACAGCGGCGCTCTGCCCGAAGTCGGGGAAGGGCAGGAAGGTCTGCATCAGCAGAGCCTCCTAGCCGCGAACTCCTGCTCCAGCACCCGCCCGTAGAGGGCGGCCCACTGCTGGTCGGCCTGACTGGCCTCTGGCTCGGGCTGTGCGTCGACCACAGCGTCGAGCGGGCACCCTCCTCGGGCCAGCCAGGCCCGTCGCCTCAGATCGGCGCTGGTGCCCTGCTGCGTACGACCGGCGGTCATCGGACCGTGTGGATGCGCGAGAGGCGCACGACGCGGGTCGGGCCGGGGTTCATGCGGGCGTCGCCCTTCGCGGCGGTGTCCAACTCACGGAAGGCCACGCACCGCTCGCCACCGTGCGTCTCGAACTTGCAGTAGCGCGGGTGCACCGTGGCACTGTCGTCGCTGTAGTCGTCGGGGCCACCGTCCATGTCCGCCAGGTTGATGCTCCAGACGAGGGTGCGGCCCACCAGCGCAGCGCGCATGGCGTCGTCGTCGAGGCTCAGGTCCAGCACGGCCTCGCCGCCCTTCACCTTCGCGATGCGCTCGTCTCGGGGCGTGGCCCGCACGGCCTTGACGGTCTCGCTGGTGGTGGCGTCGCGGTGACGGCGCTGGCGCGTCTTCTCGCTGACGACTCGGGGCGGCAGCGCGCCGAACTTGCTGGCGTAGATGCGGCGAGCCAGCCCGGCCCCGCTCTTGCCCTGCGCGACGTTGTCGGCGCTACCGGGCAGGCCCAGGTCGAAGGCGATGCGCCACCACGGGGTGCCCGCGTCGCGGCCAGCCTTGATGGCGTCGGCGTGCGCAGCCAACTCGGGGGCGAGGGCGCGACTGCGGACGGGCTTCTCGGTGGGGCTGGCAGCCTGCGCGGCGACCTTGCGCTCGGCCTCGGCGATGATGCGCCCGGCCTCCTGCTCGGCGGCCCGCTCTGCCTTCACTCGCTTGTCTTGCTTGGTCACGATGCGCCTCCTGGCGATGGTGGTTGAACTTGCTGAGGTCAGCGTAGCACGCTGACCGGGTGGAACTCAGTTGCGCGGGAAGATGGACTCGTCCGAGCCGTGGCCCACCAGGGGCACCATCGCGACGAGGCCGCTCGCCGCGAGGGCGACGATGAGGCAGATGATGAAGAAGGTGATGGTGCTCATGACGGGCCGGACCTCTCGTTGTAGCGGTTGACTGCCGCCACTCTAGCACGGACCTCTCCCGAGTCCACGTCGTAGGGCTCTCGCACCGTGGCGATCGCCCTCAGAAGCCCTCTCGCGTACCCCGTCATCTCCGCCCGCTCCGCAGTGCCAGGACGCATCGCCGGGAGATCACTCATGAGCGTGTCGTACGCCTCGTCCAGGTCCTCCTCCATCATCTCCAGGAGACTGAGGCCGGGCGGCACTGGATAGACGTTACCCGCTGCGGCGCGGGCTGCCTTGCTCGTCACGAGTACCGCCTCGTGGTGGAGCCGGAGGGGCCGAGCCCCATCTCGGGCGGCAGGCAGCGCGGGTGGAACTTGGAGATGACGCGGCGCTGGTAGTCGACGGCGCGGGCCTGCTCGGGCTTGCTCAGGTCCTCACCGGGCCTCTGAGCGACGAACTGCACGCGCACGTACGCAGTGCCGACCGGGATGGCCCGCTCGGCGCTGGTGGCGTCTGAGGGGCAGCCCTCGCACTCGTGGCGCTGGTGCGCCCTGGTGCGCTTCGCGGTGATGGCTGTCTTGCCGTCGAGGAAGGAGGTGGTGGTGCTCTTGTCGGTCATGGCTAGTGCCTTCCGGTGGTGCCGTCGATGATGGCGATGAAGATGAACACGACGCAGACCAACAGGAGGAGGTCCTTGCCGTTGAAGTGACTGAGAACGTCGAGCAGGGGCATGACTGCCTCTCGGGTAGAAGGGGACCGGGCGGCCCGAGTGGGCCGCCCGGCTGGTGCTCACTTCGCGGCGCAGATGGGGCCGATGCCCGCCGCCCGACTGTTCTCGTCGGTGAGGGTGCGCCCGCAGTCGCCGCACACACCGAGTTCGCGACCGTACCGGATCATCGCGGCGCGGGGACCGGCTTTGGCGATGGCCCGCAGGATGGCGGCCTTCGCGTCGCGGCTCTTGATGGGGTGGAAGTCGTCGCTGGCCTGGACCTTGACGAAGGTGTAGCCCTTCCACTTGCCCTCGGTGGGCCGGTCGACCTTGTAGAACTTGAGCGTGCCGTCCATCTCGACGGCGTACCGGCCCTCGGGCACCTCCGGCATCGCGGCGACCGGGGCGCTGGCGTCGCCGGGGCGGGCTGCGGGAAGCGCGATGACCTCGCTGATGGCGGCCCGAGCGCTGCTCATCGGGATGGTGCTCTGCCCGGTGGCGAAGCGGCGGAAGGCCTCGGCGTTGCGGTAGCCGGTGAAGTCCTTCTCGGCGAGCAACTTGGCCGCGAAGTTGACCTGAGCCTCGCTTGCGCCCCGGTAGTTCTGGTCGGTGTTGGTGTTCATGGCGGCCTCCTGGCTGCTCGGTGAGTTGCTGTTGAGAGAACTCTCTCACGGGCTGGCCTGCTACGCAAGACAGCCCGCGAGATTCGTTGGAAGTGGAGCGGGCTCAGTCTCCCCGCGACCACCAGCAGGTCGGGCCGAAGCCTCTGGCGATGCTGACCGGGTCGGTGAGCGGCCTGCCGCAGCGGCGGCAGCAGGGCTCTGAGGCCTCAGCAGGGTCGCGGTCGGCCGTGAGCACGGCCATCGCCGCTGCGACGAGCACAGCGGCACCTGCCAGCAGCCACGAGCCTCTACGGGGAGGGCGAGCCCACCCGTCCTGTCGGAAGCCGGGGCGCGGCTCCTCCTCGTCGTTCGTCATGCGGTCTCCTCTCGTTACGGGCTGGCTGCCCTGGAGGGCTCGCCCCTTCCTCCGACAGAGGGGCGAGCCCACCGGGCCAGTCAGAGCCGAGTCGCCATGTGGTCTCGCACGGCGGCGATGACGCCGCTCGTGGCGGGCTCGCCCAACTCCTCCAGGCAGTCGCCGACGAGGTCGGCGGACTCCATGAGTTCCTCGGGGCTGTCGCCGAGGTCCAGGATGCGGTCGCACAGCGCCACGAGGGCGTCGTACGAGAGGAAGGGCTGACGGGGTGCGCGGGTTGCCATGTGAGTACCCTCTCACTTCTCGAAGTTGATGGCAAGCCCGCAGGTGCACTGGATGGAGGTGCCCTTGACCTGGAGGGCCGGGTCCTTGGCTCCGCCGAGCGCGACGCCCTCGGGGAAGCCCTCGAACTTGGCGACGAGGTTGACGCGCCACTTCTTGCCGCAGGTGCACTGGACGTTGAAAATCTTCTTGGTTGCCATGCGACTACTCTCTCACTCTCGATGCGGGAACGCAAGAAGGGGCGGCCCCGTAGGGCCGCCCCGGCTGGCTCAGTGCTGCTCGGCCTGCTGGGCCTCGGTGAGGGCCAGGGTCCAGGCCAAGCCCCGAAGCGCCCGGCGGACGCAGGGAGCGGAGACGCCCTCGGCGGCGGCGATGTCCTTCTGAGTCATGCCCTTGACGTCCCGCATCTTGGCCCACCGGACGGCCTGGCGGAACTCGGCGGTGTTCCGGGCCATCGTCTTGATGCGGCGGCCAGCCGGGGTGCGGGGCACGAACATCTGGACGGCGGTGAGGCGGCTGCCCTGCTGGTGGTTCTTGCCCTGGCACTCGCAGTCGCACTCGGTGCCCTCGGCGAACATGCACCGGTCGTCGCAGGGGGTGATGCCCTTCTCGACCTTGGTGGCGGCGAGGGAGTCGAGGAGCGAGGTGGGGAGGGAGATGGTGGTGACGGACATTGCAGCCTCCTGGCTGTTGGTGGGACCGTGTTGCCCCGGTGAGATCACTCTCTCACGGCAGGCCAGGGGCGTGCAAGCCCAAATCGAGATCTGGAGGAGAAACTCTCAGAAGTCTCCGCTGGCCTCCCCGCCTGGCCGGTCTCCGCAGGTGCCGTGATCTGGCGTATCTATAGGGACCTCGGACTTCGCCTCGGTCTGAGCGTCGTTCTGAGCCTGGGGCGGAGCGGGCTGCTGCCCGACGACGTCGGCCGCGTAGGAGGCCAGCACGAACACGAGCAGCATCCCGATGAAGACCAGGGTCTTCGTGAAGTCGCTCATCCGAACGGCTGGCTGGCGCGGGCGATGGCGTTGATGGCCTTCCGCTTCTGCAGTTCGCCCGCCACGTTCTGAAGGTCGCTGCGCTGCTGCGGGGACCGGGCGGCGGGCGGGATGCTGACGAGTCGGTTGTAGGCCTGCTGGAGGTTCTCGAGGCTCTCGCTCATGGCTGGTTCCTTCCTGGGTGGCCCTGTACGGGCCTGTAGTCGATTCTGAGGCGATGGCAGCCCGCCAGCCGAGGAGGGGCCGACGGGCTGCCTGGTCGAGCCCTAGCGGGGCAGCGGCACCGCGTGAGCCTTGCCCTGCTGCGCCAGCCACTTCTGGAGGTCCAGGCTGAGCCCGTCGGGCGGGCCGCCGAGACTGGCGATGTGCCGGTTCAGGTCCCACAGCGCGGCCCACTTCGTGCGGGCGTCGCTGATGCCAGCGCGCTTCAGGGCGGCGAGGGTGGAGGAGCGGAAGCCGAGCCCGCGCACCTCCAGGTGGAGCCTGCCCCGTGCCTGGAGCAGTCCGAACATCGCGATCTGCTCGGGTCGGTCGAGCACGATGGCGCTCACAGGTGGGCCTGCGCGTCGGGGAGCGGGTTGACGCTGCCGACGCCCTGGTGGCGCGCCTGCTCCATCAGGACGTCGCCGGGGCCGAAGGCGTAGGGGTGCACCACGTCCTTCGGGCTGGCGAGGAAGCGCGTGAGGTGCTGACGGTCGAACTCCTGCACGATGGCGTTGAAGACGTGCGACGGGAGGATGGCGTACGCGACGCTCGCGGTGTACTGGTAGCGCCGTTGGACCATGCCCTGCGAGCCGTCGCTGTTGATGGCGTAGCCCTCCAGGGTGAAGGTGAGGTCCTCGAGCGCGGTGTCGTCGTAGCCGGTGACCGCGATGTTGCGGATGTGCGCCTTGAAGACCCGGTCTCGCGGGTAGGTGACGCCCTTGTGCTCGAACTGCTCGTCGGCGTCGAGCCTGACGCTTACCGACCGGCTGACGGAGTTGCTGAGGTGCATAACTGCCTCCTGGCTAGGTGTTTCGTAGTGCCAGCCTGTCACGGGCTGGCTCGTGGTGCAACTGCTGGCAAGAACCGGATGAGGCCGGGGCTGCTGGTGCGCAGCCCCGGCCCCGTTCTGGCTCAGGCCTCGGTGGTGTCGGCCGGGGCCGGGGCCTCCTCGGTGCCCTCGGCGATGGCCTCCACCTTGCGGAGCGAGATGCCCGCCTCCAGCGCCTCCTTGATGCCCTTGCGGGTCAGGCTCTCGGCGATCTGCGCCAGGGCCAGGGCGTTCAGGGTGCGGCGGACGTGCGCCACCGAGACGAAGCGGCTGGCCGCGATGGCCCGGATGGTGCTCCCGGCCTCACGCTCGGCCTGGATGGCCTCGGCCTCGACCCGGGCCTCGGTGCCGACGGCGAGGTACTGCACGCGGCGGGTGGTGCCGTTGGCCCGCTGGATGTAGAACTTGACGACGCCGGTGGTGGCGGCCCGCTGGAAGGTGGCCGGAGCGCGGTGGGTGACGGTGGTGTCGGTGACGCTGATGACGATGGACATGATAGCCTCCTGGCTGTTTGGCGGCCCCTGTTGGCCTGATGAGAACATCCTCTCACGGGTCCAGTGGAGTGCGCAAGCCCGTTCCCGAGATCTCTCGAGAATTTCTTCCTCCACTGGTATCTCTCCTAGCCAGAGCCGACTTCGGTCTCCATCTCCGTCTGCCCTGGCTCGGCAACAGGGCCGCCTCCCCGAGGAGAGACGGCCCTGCGCTCGGCGCGCTCCTACTGCGCGATGAAGTCGCTGGTGTACGGGTGGGAGGGCGACGTCGTCTGGTTCAGGTTGTAGTACTTCGCCGTGGACGCCTTGATGGTGATGCTGGCCCCGGTGTGCACGTTCTTGATGACGACCGGGATGTTGCCGCCGGGGTAGTGGAACGAGCCGACGTAGCGCGTCACCGAGTGGCACGGCTCGACCCGGAAGTCCGTGCCCGCCCCGAGGTTGCCGGGCGAGAACACGAGGGACCGGGTGGAGTTGCACGGGACCCGGATGGTGCGCTCCGCGACGTCGGCGTGGGCCTGCGGGACGGCCAGGGCGGTGAGGGCTGCCCCTGCGGCCAGGGCTCCGGCGGTGGCCCGCCTGAGGTTCTTCTTGATGCTCATCTTGCCTTCTTCCTGTTGGCCTAGGGCCGGGCTAGCCCTAGGTGGTCTGTGGTCGGCCCTAGAATCGATTCTGAGCCGATGGTGGGCGGAGGCGGGGCTCCTGGTAGGGAGCCCCGCTGCTGTCGACGCCTAGCCGATCTGGGTGCCGCCCCTGCTGGCACCGAGGTCCATCGTGCGGGCGGCGGAACGACCCTTGCTGACCGCCGACCAGTTGACCGACTGCTCCTTCGCCTTCCGGAAGGAGTGGTCGCGGCACGAGCCGCTCTTCGCAGCCTGGCACTTCTTGCACGGCGCGAAGTCCTCGGGCTTCGCGGGCTCGGGCCGCTCCTCGGGGAACTTCTCGTACCAGGCCTCGTCGACCCGCTCCTTGGTGGACTTGAGCACCAGACCCGCCTGGCGGTTGGCGACCGACATCGTGTAGAGCCGGGTCCCGAGCGTGTCCAGGAAGCCCTGCGCGTAGGAGCGCCGGTAGGTCTTCGCGTTGAACGAGCGGCCCAGCACCTCCTCGGCGAGTTCCGGCTGGCCCTGCTCCTCGGCCTCGGCCTTGATGAGGTTGGTGACCTTGCGGTTGGCGGCCTTCTGCTGGTTCACCGTGGCACCCTGCGGCACCAGGCCCAGCGCAACGGCGATGCGGCCCCGCTCCATGCCGCCCTGGCGCAGCCGGAGCGCGTTCCGGGCCTCGCTCTGGGCCGGGTCGTAGCGGGGCTCCAGGCGGGCCGAGAAGCCCTGGAGGATGCTGGTGAACAGCATGTTGAAGTAGGCGACGTCGTGCTCGAAGCCGAGGACGAGGGCGGTGTACTCGCGCACCTTGCGCTCGGCGTTCCAGACGCTGCGGACCCGGATGCGGACGCCGGTGTGGCGGGCCGCCATGCTGGCGAAGGTGTAGTAGTAGGAGGACCACTCGGAGGACGCGTCGCCGAGGTAGGCGTCGGACCACTTCGGGGCCATCCCGCCGACGACACCGGCCTCCTCGGCCTCCGCGAGGTCGATGCGGTACTGCGCCATCATGGCCTCGGCCTTGTCCTGGTAGAGGGCCGCCTCCGCCGGGCTGCACGCGGGGTCGTTGGCCTTCGCGAGGAGCGCCTGGACCTTCTTGGCGAGGGCCTCGGGGCTGAACTTGGACTCGGTGGTGGTGGTGGACATGGCTGCCTCCTGGCGGCTGGTGGTGCTGGGCTGTTGAGTGAAGCCTCTCACGGCTGGCCCGCTGGTGCAAGCCAGCCGCGAGAGTTGGAGCGAACTTTCTCAGACGTCCCAGCGCAGGTCGTGCACCAGGCGCTGAGCGACCTCCTCGTCGTACTGCTGCTGCGCGGAGTTGTTGACGGGCCGGTAGGACGGGCGGATGCCAGCGGCCTCCACTGCGTCCTGGATGGCCAGGTGGAGCGCGAACGGGGTGGGCACGTTGCGCAGACGGAGCGCGTGCACCGCCCGGCAGATGCCGTCGAACTCGGCCTTCTTGGTCTTGCGGTCGATGGGCCGTAGCGCCTCGTTGAACTCGCGGTAGGCGCGGATCGCGGTGAGGGCGAGAGCGTGGTAGTTGGGGAACATGGTAGCCTCCTGGCTGGTGGTTGGGTACGAGATCACTCTAGCAGATGTTCAGCGGGCCGCCAACATACCGGGCAGCGCAGCCTCGACGCGGGCAACCTCCGTCGGGTCGGTGCGGCGCTCCAGCAGGGTCTCCAGTTCGGCCTTCTTCATCTTCATGTACTGGTTGAACCAGTAGGACTCGGTCTGCATCCCGAGGCGGACGCTGATGTCGGTGCTGGCGAGGTACTTGGCGATCTCGGACTTGGTCATGAGAGCATCCTCTCACGGCTCCAGCCGGTCCGCAAGAAGATGGAGGAGAAATTCGAGAAGCCCCGCCAGCGGGGGAACGCCCTGGCGGCTGAAGACCAAGGAGACATCCCGCTAGGCGAGGCTTCTCTACGCGAGGGGAGACCGGCCCGTTGGTTACCCTGCGCTTGACGCCAGTCTACCAACACAGAAGCCCGCCAGCCACTAGGGCTGACGGGCTTCCAGGGTGCTGCTCGGGTCACTCCCTCGGGAGGAAGTGCCCCGTGGTGTCGTCGTGGCCGTCGCCGTTCGCGTCCCTGACGCCGTAGGTGCCGTCGGGCTGGTAGCCCCGCTCGATCTCCGGCTCGTAGGCCTCGTCCGGGTCGGGGTTGGGCTGCTCTCCGGTGACCGCCGCCTCCGCGCCCAGGTCCCGCAGCGGGTCGCGCTTCTGGTAGGCGCTCAGCGCCGTGATGGCGCTGGTGATGAGCCCGCCGAGGATGACCACGACGATCTTCGGCAGGCCGCCGAAGTACTCCTGTCCCTCCGGGGTCTGGAGGAAGAGCAGGCCCAGCAGCAGGGCCGGGACGATGAACGAGGCGAAGCCAGCGGCGACGACCTTCGGGCTGATCGGGGTCTTCATGATGTTTCTCCTAACTATCGATCTTGGTTGTGGATGGACTTGCTCAGCACTTCCAGCCGGACACCTGGAGGTCGGAGACGGAGGGCAGCGGCGGAGCGACCTCACCCGGCTCCAGCGGCAGCGGCGCGGGCACCCGGACGATGAGCCGGAGCCGCATGGACCGCCCGGTGGCACTCGGCGCGGGGAGGCCGCCCTTGTAGGTGCACTGGACCTTCGGGCTGCTGGAGGTGACGGTGACCGGCACGCGGTCGGCGTAGACGACGTCCGGGGTGCCGCTCTTGTAGTCGAGCACCCGCCAGAAGACCTCCAGCGGCTGGTTCCCGGTGTTGAGGAACTCGAGGCCCGCCACGACGTCGATGCCGTCGTTCGCGCCGACGACCACGGAGACGTCGTTGTCGGCGTTGATCTTGAGGACGTTCTCCCCGACCTTCAACTGCTGGTCGGCGGTGTTCCGGAAGTAGACAGAGGTCGCTGCGGTCATGGTGATGCCTTTCATTGTGGGGTCGGTGATCTTCGGGGCCTGCGGAGGGCTGGCCGGGGCGGGCTTGCTCTCGGGCTTCAGGACTGGAGCCGTGCTGAACGCGGCCCACGTCTTGAGGGCCTCCACGTCCTTGAACTGCGCGTGGTTCTTGTCGATCGGCTTGTCGGTGTACTGCCAGAAGAGCCAGTCCACTTTCGGCACGGACGTGCGGTAGTCGGCGATCCAGAGGCCGTCCGCGACGTACGTCTTCTGATTCACCTTCGCGAACGGTCCGTAGAAGGTGTACGTGTAGAGGAGAACGCGGTTCTTCGGGAACTTCTTCTTGAGCCCCTTCAGCATCGCGTCCTTGTCCTTCACGGATACCAGGCCGTTCTTCGCCGAGTTCTCCCAGTCGACGATGATCACGTCTCCGGGCTGCACCTTGGCGTTCTTGGCGAACCACTCGATCTGGCGGTCGATGTTGCCGGGCCATATCCAGTGGTAGTGCCCGACGACCTTTCCGGCCTTTCGAGCGGCGGCCACCTGAGCGTCGTGCGTGTTGCTCTTCCAGGTGGAACCCTCCGTCGCCTTCACGAAGATGAAGGCGTCTCCCTTGACGGGCTTGTAGGTGGGCTGGTAGGTGGAGATATCCGTTCCGGAGATCATGCGGGCAGCCATCCGTTCTTCGGGTTGTACTTGGATTCGGACCATTCACACCGCTTCGGCATCTTCGGGCCGAACCAGCGCGCCCAGCGGGCACCGCCGAGCCCGGCTCCGCCGTAGAGAGTGCCGAAGACCTTGCTGTAGATGGAGTCCTTCGCGGACTGCGTGGCGTGCTGCGCACCGAAGGCGACGCAGTGGACGTGCGAGACCATGCCGTCCGCGATGTCGTCCGCGTTCGTGCCCCGGATCATCCCCTCGATGCCGCAGAGAGCCAGCCAGTAGACCAGGCGCTTCTGGTCCTCGATGGGCCGGACTCGGCCGTTCTTGTCCTTCACCGAGATGTCGGCCACGTCCAGCGCGTCGTGCGTGCCTCCGGAGGCGGCGACAGCGCCGTTGTTGAGGCCGCCCTGCGTGATGACGACCGGACCCCAGCCGGACAGGAAGCCCGCGATCTGGATGGCGTCCCAGGTGCGCTGGTTCAGTCGACTGCCGTTGATCGTGCCGTAGGCCCCGAACCGGGGGTGCGTGGCCGTGGTGGTGAAGGGCTGACGTGCCCCTGGCGGCGTCAGGATGGCCCTCAGAACGCCCTGGCGGCGCTCCAGTACCCTCTGGGCCTCCAGGGCGTCTGCGAGCGCCCACAGCGGCTTCGTCTTAGACACGGGGCTCTCCCTTCTGAGCAGTGGTCTCCGGCGTGGCGACGAGCAGCCAGAAGATGCGGACCTGCGCGTAGAAGACGCCGAGGAAGAGCAGCGCCCGCAGGGCTGCGCGGAACTCGTAGTCCGGCCCCAGGACCACCGAGAGCAGGCTCAGGATGATGACGGAGGCGAGGGAGATGTAGACGTGCATCAGCGCTCGCCCGTAGGCGTTCGCCCGCCAGTTGCGGCGGCTGTAGAAGGCGATGAAGAGGAAGACGACGGCTGCGATGCCGAACACCTCCACGTCACCGACGGTGAAAAGGATTTCCTTGAGATGGTCGCTCACGCGTGACGCACTTTCTTCGCGAAGGCCGCCTCGATGGAGGGGCCGAAGTGGTTGGTCTCTCGTAGAGATTGGAGAGAGGTCGTGACGGCCGTGATCTCCGGCCCGCGCCCCTGGTCCTGCCGCAGGGCCTGACGAGCGTGCTCTCTGGCGATGTTCGCCGCGTGAATGCTCACCGATTCCTCTTCCTTTTCAACTGGCCCACTGAGCCGCTGTAGGAGTTTTCTGAACATTACTTGCCGTCCTCAGCAGACTCCTTGATGGACCTCAACAAATGGTCACTGACTCGGGCGTATTCGAGCAACTGCCCGACCTGCCCGCTCAGGACGTCTGCTCTCTTGTCGGAGGTTTCTGCGACCTCCCGCCAGACGCTCTTTTCTTCGTTCGCTGTAGCCACTCTAGCGTCCCTATCGGCTCGAATGTCGTCGACGACCGAGCGGGGCACAATCTTCCCCGTCAGAACCAGATAAATCGCAAGAGCCAGGAGCGCGCCGAAGCCGACGTCTCCTGGATTGATGCTGGCTAGTAGCGCACCTATCTCCAACTAACTCATCCTCCTGAACCGTTCTCCCCCGAGTCCGGCACCTGCGCGGAGATCTGCTCAGCCTGGATGAGACGGGCGTTCAGCAGGACGTTGTCCCACTGGAGATCGGCTATCTGCTGGCGCAGCAGATTGATGACCGTGTTGGAGTCAACGCTGGTCTGCGGAAGGGTGGTCGGGGTGGGCTCAGCCATGCCCCTATTCTACGGACTTGCTCGGCTTCTCCAGCGCCACCAGAGCGGCCGAGTAGGCGTCCCGCACCGTGACCGGAACACTGAGCATCATCACGTTCTGGGCCTCCTGGCGGGCCAACTCCCGCTCCGCCTCCGTACCCGTGGTCTGACCGATGGCCTTCAGCCTCTTGATTGCGTCTGACGCCTTCACTTCTGCAGTTCCTTCCTGAGCGCAGCGATTTCTTCCTTGAGAGCAGCGATATCTTCGTCGTGCTCTCTCACGATGGGGAGCAGAGGAATCCAGAGACGGTCGTAGTGAATGCCTCGGAGTTGACCTTCCTGGCCGGGGCGCAGGTCCTTCATCACGAAGCGCTCGAGACCGATCTCCGCGATCTCCTCGCTGACGAAACCGACATTCTTCTCGAGCACGGGGAAGTTGAGTTCGTCGTGATTCCAGTCGACCGTCTCACCAGCAGCCTCCCGGCTCATGGTCTCCGCGATCAACTCGGCTTCGCCCTTGTCAAACCACTCCCGGGGCTGAGCCTGGAGAATGGACTTGTCTGTCTTGAAGTCTCCGATATTGACCTTGTATCGACGAGAGGAACTCGGGTATCCCATCGTGCCGGTGGCATTCGTGATCAGGACCTGACTGGCCGCCGTCGTGATGGCGCTGTCTCGGATGGTGGCCGAGCGGACGGCTGCGCCCATCAGGTTGAGTGGGTCGGAGCCGTTGGCGGTCAGGTAAGTGCCCGCCGAGTCGCCGGAGAGGCTGCCGTAGACGGCGTTCGCTCCGATGTTGAATCCGTATGCCTCCATCCCGCCCTTGAGGATCAGGTTGCGGCCCGTGGTGAGCGAGGGGTTCAGGTCGAAGAACAGTGTGGAGTCTGCCAGATACACTCGCTGACGACCATTCGGCTCGATCATGAGCCGTGCACCAGAATCAGTCTTGCTGGTCTTCAGAGTGACGTTGGAGAGCGACACAGTGCCCGCGCCAGGGCTGACGGAAAAGATCACGTCACCGTCAGAGTCGGTGCAGTTCGCCAGTCCGGAACTACCGACGAAAGCCCACCCGGTCGTCCCTGCGACGCCGATCTGGCGGGTGCCGGTGACGAGGTAGGAATCGGATGCATTCGAGTACATCATGATTCGGTTAGTGCCAGCGGAGGTGCGCACGGTCGCCCCGGTGATCACCTTGCCGTCGATAGCGGTGGCGCTGAGCCGAGTCGCATCGATGGTTCCCGCGACCAACTTGTCCGCCGTGATGCTCTCCGTGGCGATGCGGGCCGCCAGCAGCGTGCCGGTGTTGATCTTGCCCGCGTCAATGGTCGCGATGACCGCATTCGTGAGCGACTGACTGATCCAGACCGGGTCACCACTTCCGATGATGTCCCATCGCCAGTTTCCGACCAACTGGCCCGCTACGTACTGCCACCACGTGTCGCCGATGTTGGAGCCGGGCGTGCTGGCCGTCGGCGCGTTCGGGCTGTAGGTGGTCTTCGTCAGGCCCGCCGGAGCCGGGACAGTGATGTTGTTCTGGATGTCCATCGCAGCGCCGGGGTCGCTCATGATCCCGGTGACCTTGATGGAGACCTGATCCGAGTCGGGAGAGGCGTTTCCGGACTGGTCGTAAGCCCGGATGAAGTACGAATAGGTCTGCCCGATGACCACGTCGAAGAGGACCCAGGGATTGCGGACGCTTCGACCATTCGTTCCGACGAGACGAGTGTCCGTGCCGACCTGCCAGAGTTCGCAGTAGGTCAGGTCCTTCGGCATCACCGAGTGATCGGAAGTGTATCCATCCCAGGTGACCGTGACGGTTCCGAGACGAGTGGTAACGACGGGTGCGCTGGGCTTCGGCGGCCCCGTGACGTCGTCCGCAGTGGTGATGGTGACGCCAGTAGACCATCCGCTCGGGGTGCCGCTATCCGAAATAGCCCGCATCTGGAATTCGTACATCACTCGGGGCTCGAGCATATCGATCGTGTAGGACAGATCAGCCGTCTGCCCTGCATCAGACCACTTCGAGATCGCGGTGAGCACGTTGTTGACCAGGGCCACCTTCCGGCATCGGAAGTTGTACGCGCTGATCTCGAGAGAGACGCCGTTGACGTCCGTGCTGGTCGCCAGGTAGGAGGCGGTCACCGTGGACCGTGCACCGCCGTTCAGAACGCCTGTAGAGGCGATGTAGGCCTCGCTGGTCAGGACCAGGCTGGTCGGGATGGCGGGCTTCCGGCTGGCGGCTGCGGGAGGAGTGGCCGGGCTACCGCTGCCCTTGATCTTGGCCCCGCCCGTGATGCCGTTCGTCTTGCGCGCATTCCGGATGGACTTCTCCACCAGACGGGTGTTGATGATCAAATCGACGCGGCGTGCTCCCTGGCCGTCCCGCGTGAAGTTGATACCCCGGCACCGGTAGTTCTGAAGGACGTTGTAATCGTCCTTGATCGAGAAGTAGTCGCCGGGGTTGAAGTCGTACAACGGGTCGAAGTTGCTCCGGTTGTACGGCATCTCCGCTGTCAACTGAAGGGCCTCGGCACCGTTGGCGAGCAGTTCGTTGTCCGCCATCAGATTCATCGTCGCGGAGTCGTTGACGCCGCCCTGGCTGATGAAGGTCACCCACTTACCCCAGAATGCGGGAGCGGTGCCGCCCTCCCGTAGCACCTTCTTTCCGCCATCTCCCACGGCCAGCACCGAATGTGCCACGTCTTCCAGCGATCCGTCGACCGGCATCCCCGTGATGTCGACGCCCTTCTGCAGCGTCAGGTCCCGGCTGACATTCAGGGTGGTGTCGGCCACGTAGAGATTGAGCGTTCGGCCGGTGAAGTTCCAGTCGCACAATCCCTGGTCCGTCAGGTTGGAGAGAATCGTCCAGAGGCTCAGGCCGGGCTCGTAGGCGATGCTGGCGTTCTTGGTCCAGGGCCGCCCCGCGCTGTCCACGCTGGCGGTGAAACTGTAGGTCATCTTCGTGCCCGAGTAGGCCAGGCACTCGTCCAGCAGGGTCTTCATGATGGCACCAGCGGGCACGGCGTTGAAGGGCCGCTTTCCGTCGGCGTTCAGACCCGTGGTCTTCATCTGAACCATCTTGTTCAGCAGCCAGCCATAGCCCGGCATCGTGTACTTCCGAATACCGTCTTCTCCGACGGCATTCAGGTTGCGCTTGATCCGGAGGAAGCGGCTGTTGGGCTTCTCGGTCCAGTTGAGACCGTCGATGCTGGTCTCGACCGCCACCTCGGCTGGGCTGTAGAGGAAGTTGACGCCGGGGTCCCCGTCCCGCAGGTTCAGGTTCATCGACGAGAGGTCGTTGAAGGGAAGACCGTAGTTCCAGTCCGCTATCTTCGGAAGAGGACCGAGTTCTCCACCGTCGGCGGTGTAGGCCCGGAAGCGGTGACGGATTCTCACGTGGTGTAACTCCTCTTGAGCCGGAAGTCCATCGCGGTGGTTCCGGAGGTGAAGCCGGTCGCGGCGATCGTGCCGCCGTAGACGAACCCGCCCGCAGGCCAGGTCCCCGCAGGTGCACCGCTGTCGAACACGAAGGCCCCCTCCCCGCCGAGGTCCACTCGGGCGGACCAGTCAGCCCCGCCCGTCTGCGCCCAGGAGTCGGTCGTGTTCTTGTTCGCCTTCAGCGTTGCCATGTCGATAACGACGTACTCGGTCGCTGCCAGGGCTACAGTCGGCCTCAGACCGACGCTCTTGCCGCTCACCGAGTCCTGCACCTTCAGCAGCCCAGACACCGCCAGAGGCCCCTTCACGCGCACCAGGCCAGCCGTGATGGGTGCGTTGCTGTCGCCCAGCAGGGCCGTCAGGTCAACGGCCTGGCTGGCAGCCGTGATCGGGATGGAGGCGGTGGTGTAGTCGCTCACGCTGCGGTAGAAGGCGTTGATGTTCTCCAGGACGAAGGTGACGCGGGCGGTGCGCTCGTTGATGCGCTCGATGCCCGCGCTGCCCACCTGGCGGAACTGCGCCGTACGCAGCAGCGAGGGGTCCACCGTGAACGACTGCCCGGCCCGAGCCAGCCCTCCTGCGAGGGGCGTGCGCTGAGGGGCGGAGAGGACGGTGAAGTCCTTTCGACCGAACAGGCCCAGCAGCCCGGTCAGGATCATCTTGTGGTCGTCTTTGTCGTCCCCGAGCACATTCATGACGAGCGACTCGCGGCCCGTTCCGAAGTAGTTCTCCGGGTCAGGCGCACCGCCGTGAAAGCCGAAGATGGAGCCGTCGAGAATGGTCCGGCTCACGTCCGAAACGAGAGTGCTCGCGGTGTAGTCGATGCCCCACTCGCCCAGCGGATCGCGCAGCGGAACACCGCTGACGATGTAGTCGCGCATCAGACCTCCAGGAGAGCGGCACCGAGTTGCAGAGACTCATTGATCTCGACAGAATCGGGCTTAGTGATCGGGTTGTAGTTCTTCTGAGAGATGTTGACGGTCTTGGAGTAAGTGGTCCCGCCACCAGCGCCAGAGATGAAGGCCGGAGCCGCTGCCGGAGTGGCCGACGCCTTCATCATACCGGGGACCGCGTTCGTAATCCCTCCGAGCGTTCCTTCCAGGTGTCCGATGCTGTTGTTGATGCCGTTGATGAATCCCTGCATCACGTCCTCACCGGCACTCTCGAGGAGAATCTTGTCCTTCGCGGGCGGCCCCTTGTGGTCGGGGATGAGCCGGGTGATGGCGTGCAACTTGTCCGTCAGGCGGGTGATCATGGAAACGACACCGTTGATCAAGCCCTGGATGATGTTCTTGCCAGCGTTGTAGAGCCAGGAGGCCGCGCCAGCCAGGGCACCCTGGACCCGGCTCTTGATCGCCTGCACCTTGCTGATGATGCTGTTGATCTTGTCGCGGATGCCGTTGTAGACGTTGGTCCAGATGCGGCTGGCGGTACTCGAGACGGCCGACCAGGCGTTAGAGAGCGTGCTCTTGATGGTCGCCATGGAGCGCCCGACGAACGCCTGGACGGTGCGCAGCGGCCCCTGAATCCGATCACGGACGGCGTTGAACGCTGCCTGCGTCCTGGTGCTGATGAAGTTCCAGGCCGAGACGAAGAGGTTCCGATATGCCGTCAGCACCCGGATGATGAGGTTCTTGACGAAGTTGAGCGCCGCCGCGATCTTGTCTCGGATGGCCGCAAGAATCGGAGCGATGAAGCCGACGATGCTGGTCCAGATGGAGACGAAGAATCCGGAGACGGCGGTCCACACCGTGTTCCAGAGGTTGCCGATGAAGGTAAGGGCGGTCTGGATGGCGACCGAGATGGCGCTGAGGCCGTAGTTGACCGCTGCGTTGATCAGTCCGAACACAGCCTGGATCAACTGGCCGAAGGGGCCGTTCCAGAAGGCCGCCCAGAGGCCCTGGATGAAGGCCAGGGCGGTGACGAAGACGTTCTGGATGAAGAGGAATGCGCCGACGAAGAAGTTCTTGATAGCGGTGAAGACGGCGATGACCACACCGGAGACGAAGCCCCACGCGGTACTCCAGATCGCTTGGACGCCAGCCACCCCGGCCTCAAACATTCCCCGCAGGCTGGCCCAGAAGGCGACGAAGAACGCTCCGATGGCGGTGAACACCGAGACGAAGAAGTCCCGGATGCCGGTGAAGATGGACACGAAGAAGTCCCGGATGGAGGTGAACACCGAGACGGTGACAGCCTTGATCCGGTCCCAATTCTTGTAGATGACCACGGCCAGAACGACCACGATCGCGACGACGGCCACGATGGCTGCGAGGACCCCGAGGATGGGGAGGGCGATTCCGCCCGCGATGGAGAAGGCCGCCACGACACCCGCGATGGCGGCTGCGATGCCCGCCAGCACGCTGAGCAGCAGCAGCATTCCGGCCACTACGGCGGCCACGATGACGATGATCTTCTTGGTGCGCGGAGCCAGGTTGTTCCAGGCATTCGCCATCGACATCAGGAACTTCACCACGGACTTGAGAACCGGAATCAGCATCCGGCCGATCTCAATTCCGATGGTCTCCACGGAACCCTTGAGGTTCTCCCACATGCCCGAGAGGTTGTTCAGGCGCTCCTGCGCGACACCAGCCGCAGTGACCTTCCCCATCGAGGCGGACATCTTGTTGTAGCCGTCAGCGCCCTCGTCAGCCAGCACCGCCGCCGCACGAATGGCGTCGGAGCCGAAGAGCGTCTGGAGCGTGGCGAGTTTCTGCTCCTTCGTCAGCCCCTTCGTCTTGTCCTGGAGAAGGCCCTGGACCTCGGCCATGGACTTGACGTTTCCCTGGGCGTCGAAGAACTGGTTCTTCAGCGCACCTAGAGACGTTCCGAGACGCTCGGTGGCCTTGTTGTTCTCCGAGGAGCCGCGCTCACCCTGGCCGGAAGCCTCGACGTACTTCGAGATGGCGTCGCGGACGTCGTCGTAAGAAGCAGACGCAGGCTTGATGCCTCGGTCCGCCAACTTCTTCATCGCGTCGGCATTACCGACGGTGACGAATCCGAGTTGCTCGAAGAGTTGAATCTGATCCTTGGTCGTCGGGATCAGGTTGGACATGAAGGTCTTGAGCGACGTACCGGCGTCCGAGCCCTTGATCCCAGCGTTACCCATCTCCGCGATAGCGACGGAGAGGTCGTCGAAACTGAATCCGGTCAGGCTGGCAACTGCTCCGGCCTGGCTCAGCGAATAGCCGAAGTCCTTGACGTCGATGGCGGAAGCATTCGCCGCGCCCGCGATCTTGTCTGCTACGTTGGGCATATCCGCCGCAGCCAGATTGAACTGGTTCATCGCGTTGCTGGCGATGGTGGCGGCCTCGGGCAGGTCCACCTCGCCCGCTGCGGCCAGGGCCACGGTCGCGTCCGCAGCACCGTTCATGATGTCCGGAACGGACAGGCCAGCCTTCGCGAGTTCTTCGATGGCGCTGGCGGCCTCGTTGGCCGAGAAGGAGGTGTCCTTGCCGATGCGGAGGGCGGTGTCGGACAGGCCCTTCATGTCCGACTCAGTGGCCCCAGAAACGGCCTTGATGGCCGAGAGGCGCTTCTCGTAGGAGACGGCGCTGTTGACGGCTCCGGCGAAGCCAGCGGCCACCAGGCCGCCCGCAGCCCCTACCGCCGCGCTGGCGGTGGCCAGACCGCCCGCAGACTTGCTGAACTTGTCCAGCCCGCCCTTGAGGCCACCTACTGCCTGCTCGGCCTTCTTAGCCCCAGACTCAGCGCCAGATGCATCGATTTCAATCCGGCCCCGGACCGTGCCGAGATTGTAATCGGTCACCCTGACTCCTTATCTCTTCCTTCGGTTCATCGCCGAACGAGGATCAGCGAACTTCTTCGATGCGGTGGAGTCAGGGAGCCACCGGCGAAGCAACGTGTCTAGACGGTTCTTTCTCTCACTTTCGTTCCTACCCTCCACGGCATTGATCTCTCCCTGGAGGGCGGAGCCGAAACTGAACACTGCTCGGTCGAAACAGAACGCCGCTAGTGGGTCGTTCTCTACGGCGATGAGGTCGCTAGGACGCGTCCCCGTCGCCTTGCTCATCAGAAACATCTCCCAGAGAAATTCCGGTTTCGCGACGAAATCGCGCGAGGTCGCGGGTGCCTCCGACCGCGTACTGGAAGATGAACGACTTGTCCTCGAAGTCCACGTCGTCCGTGTAGATGCCGTCCTCGCGCTCCTCCTCGGGGATGTCCTCGCCCTTGTCGTTGCGGTGGTAGAGCACCTTCGGCTCCAGGACGACGGTGCACAGCACCCGGTCCATCGCGTCCAGCATCGCGAGGACGGTCTCCGGGTCGTTGCCGAGTTCCTCGGTCTGCTTCTGCGAGATGGTGCCCTTGCCCTTGGCGATCATCTCCTGGACCTGAGCCGCCAGTGCGTCGGGCAGGACGCCCTTCTTGAGCAGCGCCTCGGGGCCGGGCCTGCGGACGCGGGCGGTGTTCCCGCTGGGCAGCAGCAGGTCCTCGCCGCGCTTCTTCGTCCAGGTTGTCTTCTTCGGCTGAGCCTTGCCGGTGTTCTTGCCGTTTGCCATCTGAGTGGTCTCTTTCCTCTAGTAGTTCAGAACGCCGTTGGTTACGGCGTGCCGGTCGGGGTGACGATGCTGATGGCGGTGCCGTTCTCCACGAAGTCGTAGAGGTTGTTGTTGGTGTCGCCGATGCCGGAGCCGTCCGCCTTCGTGACCCAGAACTCGCCGTCCTTCATCTCGCCCTCCATCGAGCCGTCGGCGATCGCCTTGTAGACGACGCCGTGGAAGTCGCCGCCGCCCTCGGAGATGGCCTGGCCCTCCACGTAGAAGTACGGACGGGAGTCGTTCGCCTTCTTCTTGTAGGTCTTCTTGAGGGTGGCCCCGGTGCCCGCCACGGTGAGCGTGCCGCCGTTGATGGCGCAGTAGGCCTCCAGCGAGATGCCACCGGCCTCCAGGGTCCACTCGACGGTGGGGCCGTTGCCGCGCTTCGCGACGTCCTTGTCGTCGCCCCGGAGCGTGGAGTAGTCCTCCGACTCGCTGAAGGAGAACGTCTGCGCGTTCGGGAGGTCGATCATGGTGCCGTAGGCCCCGAGGTTGGTGATCGGCGTGATCTTGACGTCACGGAGACCGAAGGGAGTTGCCATTTCTTCTAGCCCTTTCTGAGGCGAGGTTCAGCGAAAGTGCGGGTGCCCACAAATCCGCCCTGGTGGTCGAACTGGTGAATAACCACCAGCCCGGGAGCCCATCCACAGGTGCGCGCCTTGCACTTGAATTCGATCAGGCCCTCACGGACCTCACCGAACTTCTTGCCGGACGCGCACCTGATGTCTGTCATGATGGGGTCGGGTCTAGCCCGCCGTCGAACTGCCGTTGCCGCCCTGGCCCTCGGCCCCGGAGCCCGCGCTGAGGCCGGTGGCCCCGATCTGCGCCGTCTCCAGCACGTCCTCGGGGTCGAGGCCGCCGTTCAGGTCGAAGGCCGTCTTCGTGGAGGCCTTGAAGTCGTTGCTCTCCTCGAAGAACTTGATCTTGTCCTTGTCGCCGGTCACGCCGATGTGGTTCGGTCCGGAGAACGTGACCCCGCCGATCTCCCGGTCGATGAAGGGCAACTTGGAGGCGTCCTCGTCCCCCAGCCACTCGAAATACTGCTTGTCGGCCACGATGGCTCCTTTCCGTTGGAGCCAGTGTACCGTTCTGCGCCCCTGCGATGGGCAGCGCAAGGGGGCGGGAGAAGTCCGGTTCTTAGTCAGGAACCGATCATGGTGAAACTGAGATTTCGAGTGTTTGCTCTCCACTGGTCGTCGTACAACTCGATCGAGATGTCCCCGGGAATTGCGTAGGCGAGCAGGCTGTCCTCGAAACGGAAGTTGACCACGTCGTGCAGCAGCACGAAGGCTCTCTCCAGCACCTCGTCGATCAGGTCGTACGACTGGCGCTCCTCGTAGACCCAGAGGCTGGCCCGGTAGGTGCGCAGCCCAGGACCGACCCGCTGCCGACCATCGTGCCCCAGAACGGCGAAGGGGAGCGGTGGGCTGTCCGGGACGGCCGAGCGCGTCCACCACCGCTCAGCGGGCACCAGGCTCTGGAGAACGTCGTCATTGGTCAGCAGGTGAAAAAGGGCTTTCCTCATGAACCGAACCTCTCCAGAATCTTTGACAGGGTCTTCATCACTCTCGGGCCGTACTCCTGGAGCGTCGGCACGATGACGGCGAACTTTCCCGCCCAGCGAGTTTCCAGATAGACGCCGTACGGCACCTGATGCGCCAGAACCAAGAAGTGGGCGTCGCCCTCCTTGCCGGAGGCCGCCCGAAGTCCGTTTCTGGCGTTAGTGGTCTGGTCCTTCCAGGGCGCATTACGCTTCGCCGAGTTCTCCACCTGGGGCTCGTAGAAGTGCAGCGTGGTCGTCACGGCCTTATTCAGGAAGGGCTGAATCTTCGGCACGCTCGGAGTGATGGTGTCCGACTCTATCAGGAATCGCATGGCCGACCGAGACGAACTGCTGGTGCGCCTAGCCACGGGTCACCAGTTCAGCCTTCGTCTGATAGTCGCGCTTCTCCTGGACGTGCACGACCTCAAACTGACGGCCACGAGACGTGAACCGGTCGTAGACCCCGATCTCGGCATCGTACGGTAGCACCAGGAAGAACTCCACCGGCACCGACCGCCCGTCCGCAGTGAGCCGCTCCTGCGGCAGGCCGCCCCGAGCCACGGGCACGACCCGACCCACCACGGGCTGACGCTTCGGGCCAGCGGACATCTTGAATCCGCCGCTGCCGTTGGACTGGCGAACCTGCTCGGTCAGGATGATCACCTCGCTGTCGGCCGCGATGAAGGCCTCCGTCACCTTCCGCTGCGCACGGGCCTCCACGCTCGGGATCACGGTCGGACGATCTGACGGATGCGGGGCCGCCCCACGATCTCGGTCTCCGCCGGGACCGCAGCCTGGCTCTCGTGGTAGCCCGCGATGTCCAGGTAGTTCTTGTGGAGGTCGCTCAACTTTCGGCTGGAGCCGTTCTCCGTGACGTCCACCAGGCTCGCAGCCTCGTTCGCCTTGACGCGCCAGAAGGCAGCGGCGGTGCGATGGAGGTCGCGGTCGCAAGCCTCGTACATCGCATTCAGCCGGTCGTCGTTCCATTCCTCGGAGTTCGGCTCGGAGAGCCACTCACGAAGGAGAGCCAAATCGGTGTCGTTCACGGATTTCCTTCCTATCTCAGAACGGGGCAGCCGGTCCCTGAACCGACTGCCCCGCGTATCTGGAACCGGAGAACTACGCTCCGGCCTCGTGCGCCTGCCGGACCTTCTCGATGAGGGTCGCCTTGTTGTCGCTGGTCTTCCAGTCGACCTCCAGGCGGTCCAACTCGTCGCGGAGGTCCTGCTTCGTGCCGGGGTCCTCGTCCTCGTCCTGCTCGCCGCCGCCATCATCCGGGTTGTCGGACTGGCTGTCGTCGGTTCCTGCCCCGTCCGCGCCCGTGCTGGGCTCGTCGGGAGATGCGGGATCACCACCCTCGCTGTCGGGCTGGCCCTCGGGGAAGAGACGGTCGTTCTCCTCCACCTCCTGCCAGCGGTTGCGCTCCAGGAGCCGCTGTCGCGTGTCCTCGTCGAGCGGCTTGGTCTGGTCGACCGCTGCCTCGTTGTCGAACGTCACTTGCGTACCCTCCTCGGGTGTCGGGCTAGCAGGCCCTCAGAGCCGATCTGAGGGCCTGCTAGCAGGGACCAGGGGTCAGCGGGCGTACGCGGCGGGGACCGCGTAGGTGCCGCTGGCCTTGACCTGCATCAGCGCCGCGCTGCCGCGCTGCCGGATGCCGACGCCGAACCCGCGCTGGTAGTACGAGTCCTGCAGCGGGTACGAGTTCGTCTCGCGGGTCTTGACGAGGCGGAGGCCCCGGTAGGCCGCGTTCGCGTGCTCGCGGATGCCGAGCGGGTTGGTCAGGTTGTTCGACCCACCCGTGGCGAAGGCCACGAGGTAGCCCGCCGGGATGTAGTCCTCCTCCACCACCAGGGCGTCGCCGTACGCGCCGACGACCTTGAGCCCCTGGTAGGTGTTGGCGGGCTGCTGCGCCTGGCCCACGATCATGTCCCGGGGCATGAGCAGGGACGGGGTCCCCTGCGCCGGGATGAAGTCGTAGGTGGCCGCGTAGGCACCGCTGTCCACCGCCGCCGCCGTGGCGGAGAGGTTGGCGATGTTCCGGAAGTTCCGGATGCGGTTGCTCTCCTGCTTGTTCACCATGACGATCAGGGTCGCGCCGCTGGCGGCGTCGAACCCGTGCTCGGTGATGTTGTTCAGGAGGGCGTCTAGGTCCTGACCGCGCAGCGCCGCCGCACCGGAGACCATGTAGTGCGAGTGGGTCCCGGAGAAGGTCGTGCTCTTGTAGGCGGGCGGCACGGTGCCGTCGCCGTTGTAGAGCGCGTAGACGGTGTACGGACGCTCGAGGATGTCCGCGACGCGGTTGGTCGGGTCGAAGAGCGTCTTGAACACCTCGCCGAAGACCAGGCGGTTGTCCGCCTCGACGATGGCGTTGTGGACGCTGTCGACCTGCGCCAGCGTGGCGTCCATGAGGAACTTCCAGGTGAACCGACCGGCGATGTCGTACCACTCGAACGGGAAGCCCATCTGGAAGGAGGACATCCGGGTGCGCACCGACTTGGGGACGCCGTACTCGGAGGCGACCTCGAAGTCGTCGCCGCCCGTGGCCTGCATCACGGTCTCGGTCGGGTTGGAGACCGAGTAGGTGAGGAACGAGATCAGGTTGTTCCGCCGGGCGTTGTACGCCTGGAGGACCGCCTGGAAGTCGCGCCAGACCGTGTTCAGGTCCACGCCGTCGGCGGTCTGCGTGACCACGTCCGACTGCTGGTTGAAGCCCCGGTCGCCACCCTCGAAGCCGAGGGTGATGCCCAGCGCCTCGCGCATGGACTTGTCCGCCAGGACGTCGATGTGGCCCGGCTGGACGAACGACCGCGACCCTGCGGGGAGGTAGAGGCGGGACGGGGCGAAGATGGCGCTCATCAGGCGTTCTTCCTCTCGAAGCGGACGACCAGGCGACCGGCCTCGACGGTGTGCCCGACGTAGGTGGTGCCAGCCGCGATGGCGGGGTTCGCACCGGCCGCCGCCGCGACGACGCCGGTGGCGTCGGTCACGATGAAGACGGTGCCAGCCGGGAACTCGGCGGCGGTGCCGACGATGTCCCCGAGGGACATCACGTCGACGACGCTGCCCGCGAGGTTGGACTTCCGGCTGTTCACCAGGAGACCGATGATGCCCGTGTTGCCGGGACCCTTGACGACTCGGCCGTTGGCCGTGAGGCCCACGCCGATCACCTTGTCCAGATCACCCGTCGCGAGAGGGGTGTCCAGGACGGCTCGGGTGCCGGAGACCTCGGGGACGTACTTGTCGATACGTGCCACGATGTTTCCTTTCCTTGCTCAGAGGGAGAGCCGAGTTGTTTCGACTCAGTTGGTGTTGCTGGACTAGCGGAAGACGGAGGGGAACCGGTTCGGGTCCACCTTGACGGCGTCCTTGTCCTTCTTGCGCTTGCCACCGACGCCCTGATCGGTGGCGGGCGGCTGCTGCTGCTCGCCGTCGTCGCTGTCGGTGCTGGCCGCTGCCAGGAACCTCGGCTTGTCCGTCGCGAGACGCTTCAGCGCCTTCTTCAGTGCGTCCTTGTCGACGCTGCCGTCGTCGTCCACGACGTCCTCCAGGTAGCCCCGGCGCTGCGCGTAGTCGAGCGCGTACTCCGGGTCGTCCCACGTCTGGTCGTTGCTGACCAGGAAGGCGTTCTCGAGCCTCAGGCTGGAGAGCGTCTCCTTGAGGGACGTGTTCTCGGACTCGAGTTCCGTGGCGCGCTCTTCGGCCCTGGTCTTCTCGTCCTTGTCCTTGTCCTCGAGTTCCTTGATCCGCCGCTGGAGAGCCGAGTTGTTCTTGTCCGCCGCCTTCATCCGCTTCCGCAGCCGGTCGGCCTCGGTCTCGGTGTCGTCGTCGTCCTTCTTGTCGGTGCTGGAGCCCTGCCCCTCGTCGCCCTCGTCGCCGTCCTCGCCCTCGTCCCCGTCGTCGCCGTCCTCGTCCTCGTCGCCATCGCGGCCGACGAGTTCGAAACGGACCTGACCGGTGCGGGTCATGAAGCCGTTGGTGAGAGAGACGTACAGCGGGAGACCGCTGAGCGCCTCGATAGCCCTCTGAGCCATCAGTCCTCCTGTGGTGGATTAGGTACTGCCCAGCATACAGAACCAGCGGAATGCACCTGGCTCCTGGCTTGCCAACAATCCGCATTCTTGGGCAATTGAACGGGCGTTCGAAAGCCCCGCCTGCTGGTGCAGACGGGGCTTCCGGGTTGTGGGCTCAGGACGTGCAGTTGGTGGAGTTCCAGTAGCCCCGGTAGGTGTACCGGCTGCCCTGCGCCCTCTCCGGCGGGTCCGAGAGGTCCTTGGTCTGGCAGGACCCGTACCCCTCGCCGTAGACCCCGGCCTTCCAGGAGCCGTACTCGCTCATGTCGACCCTCAGCGCCGAGTTCCCGTCCCAGCCGTTGGAGCAGTCGCCGTTGTACTGGAACGGCCCGTACGTCTGGTCGACGTAGTTCAGGTTCTGCCACCTGAGCGCGGCGTTGTAGCCGCCCGACGAGAGGTTGGCGTTGCAGACGTAGATCTCGGTCTCGGTGGTCGCCGAGGCCGTCTGCGCCGGGCTGATGCCGACCAGGGCCGCCGCGAGCATCGCGATGGCCGAGAGCAGCACCATCAGTCGGGTCTTGAAACGTGCCTTCATTCTGTTTCCCCTTTCAGAGGAATGGATGGATGAGAGGTGAAGCGACGACTACGGGACGCAGTCGATGCTCGTGTAGACCACCAGCCGACCGCTGAACGGCTGGTCGCGCCACGCGCCCGCAGCGGTGTAGGAGCCGATGTAGTGGCGCGGCCCGCCCGGCACCTTGACCGTGATGATGCAGTGGTAGGGCGTCCAGTACTGACGCGGCGTCCAGTAGAGGATGCGGTGCTCGCCGGGCGGCACGTACCACGTGTTCATCGCGTCGCGCATCACGATGGTCCTGGAGGCGTCCTTGTTCCAGGTCTTCTGGTTCAGGTTCAGCGCCGTCGCCTGCGTGGTGACAGCGCCGACCTGACCGGGCGCAGAAGCCGACGCCACGGTGGGCGCGGCCACCCCAGCGGCTAGGGTCAGCGTGGCTGCTACCAGCACCGCCGCCCTCTTCATCATTCTGAGCATTCGTTCCCCTTTCAAGGGGTCGGGGCCTTCAGCCAGGCCCGATTGACATCAGCCTAGCGGCTGGTGGGCCGCAGTGCAGTCACTCCACCGGAGTGGATCATCGAATGACCTGAGTGGTCAGGCAAATCCAGTTGTGGTCCGATTCGTCACCCCAGAGCGGAACGATCTCTCCCGCTGTGTGCTTCAGAGCGTGAACGCCCTTCGAGGACTTGTAGACATAGTCGATCTTCTGAGTCGGGTCATTGCTCCCGATGGGCACGTAGTCAGAAGCACCGGGCCAGCCCTTGTAAGTGGCGAAGTTTCGATTCGCCAACTGGAGGCGAGGCTCCTCTTGGTGATACATCCACCCGGCGGCCTTCTTGTTCGTGTAGCAGTCTCCGGGGCCACCGATGTACTCGTTCTGATCGCTGTAGAAAATCCAGCGGTCAGTACCGAGAGAAGCCACCGCAGCGATTTCGTCGAGGCCCTGCTGCGACCGGAGGGTCATGGCGGCGGAGTCATATCCCGCATTCGGATGCGCTGAGACGAACCAGCACCACCAGTTCGGATTTCCCATGTAGTACAACTTCACCATGAGAACGTCTTTGCTCGTGCCAGCCTGCGGCCAGTCACGCATCTCCACGAACGTCCAGACGTTCGTATTCCAGGCCACGGTCCGAGCCAGCGGCTGACGAGCATCCCAGCCGGGCAACTGCGCGCTCAGGTTGGTCCACGAACTGATGGCGTGCTCCACGAAGATACACACCGAGGCGTTCCGCTCGAAAATCCGCTGCGCCATTCCAGGCGAACGGAGATCGAATGCGTGGCTGGTGCCGGAGTCCAGCGAGGGAAGCCGGGTGTTCCCGTAAATGCCACGGAAAGAGAATAGAGGATTGCTCGTCATGGCATCTTGTTCACTGTCATCTGGGTCTGCGTTCCGTAGACCGAGTAGACGGGCTCTACGACGCTGCTGGCGTTCGTCCAGGAGACCGACGTTGCGGAGAACTTGAAGACGTGGTCTCCTGCTGCGAGGCCCGTGATGTGCCACACCCGGCACACCGTCGTCCGCAGACCCGTGTTGGCCGTGGAACCGGTGTTGAAGACGAGGACCTGCGTCTGCTTCACGCCGTCGATCTGGAGGGAGACGATGAAGTTGCCGCCAGCACTCGTCGTGTTGGCGATGTCCATGTCCAGCACGACCTGGAAGCGGTCTGTGGCCCCGAGAGAAGGCACCGTGATGCTCAGGCCGTTCAGGTCCGTATCGGCCACGGGCGGTCGGTACGTGGTGGGCACCCCGCTCGTCCAGGAGCCGCCCGCGAAGGGCGGGGCGGTGTTCTCCAGGTTGGTCGTGCGCGTGTTCAGGGAGGCCGCCAGGGCCTCCACGATTGGCATCCTGGTGACGAGGTCCGCGATGGCCGTCTTCGCCGCTCTGAGGTCGGTTGCCAGCCGCTGGAAGGCCCTCTTGGTGGTCGTTCTCTCGTCCATGTTGCCCTCCTCAGGGGATGATTACGGAGACGTCATCCCACTCGGCGGTGACCGCCGTGCCGGAGGTGTTGGTCTGCGTCAGCAGGGCGACGACTCCTCGCGTGTACGAGTAGTCCATCGTCTCCGTGACGACGCTGGAGTTGTCCGCCCGCGTCATGGACAGCCACGTGCTGGGCTCGGAGGCGCTTGCCAGCCACACCTTCACGAAGACGCCACCGGCCCGCGTGCGGACCTTCACCTTGTAGTCGGCTCCAGCGGTGTAGGTGAACGCGGCCTGCGACACGATGGTGAACGTGCCCGCTGCCAGTTTCCCGAACTGCACCGCCGAGCCCGCCAACTTGACGACGTAGCCCGTGCTCGTGGAGGCGTTCCACTTGAAGCCGAGCCAGGCGCTTCCGATGGAGGGGACCTTGCACGTGCCCTGGATGATGGCGTCGGTGAGGATGAGCGAGGCGTCCGGGTAGGCCGTGGTGAACGACCACTGCGTCGTGCTGGTGACCTGGCGGAGGCGGTTGCTCGCGATGGAGTTGGTGCCGGTGTTGGTGCCGGTCTTCACGGTCACCGGGGCGGGCATCGTGGTGCCGTCCGCAGCGGTGAAGGGGTAGGCGTTGACGATGGTTCGGTCGGTGCCATCCACGTTCGTGGATATGGTCGCCCAGTCGATCTCGTAGTGCCCCTCAACGCTGTCAGCCGGAGGAGTGACAGCGGTGGTTCCGTCGTAGATGTTGGTCTCGATCTGCCACGACCAGTGGTGCGGGGTGTACGGGATATCCCGGGTCGCCACGAGGACGATGTTGCCGTCCACGAGGTATCGGACGACGTTGGGGATTTCCGGCAGCGGAGAGGTGTACCACTCGATCGTGTAGACGTGCCAGTCGGCCAACATCGCGCCGAGGTTGACGATGTAAGGCTTCTGATTCGGGTCGCCCGGGAAGTCCGTCGTGTTGAGTTGGTGGTGATTGATCTCCACGTTGTTCTCAGGGAAGTCAATCTCACCTTCTCCCCACTTGTTCGAGTCGGGCCAGAGCAGGAAGGCGTTCTTGTAGCCAGGCAGCGACACCGGCCGACGCATCCGGACGGAGAACCGGGCGTAGAGAAGACTGAGGCCAGCCGGGTCGGGCTGCGGGGCGGCAGTCATGTGGATGGGCGTGGAGACGCCGTTGACCATCACGTTCTCGGTGTGGACGTGGATGTCCATCACACCGATAGCGTCCGTCGAGTTGTTGTGAGCCGAGATCACCTTCGAGGGGTAATACCACCCGTAGTTCGTCGGCTTCTTCTGGGTCTCCGTGTCCTTGTAGCCGTCCGGGTATCCGGTCAGTTCCGGACCGTAGATACCGGGGAAGTCACCCTTCGCAGCCGGGATGACGAAGTCGTTCTGCCAGACCCGCTTCCAGCCCGGCCCGTCGTCCGCAGGCATCGGCTGAGTGACGGGAGCATCCAGGAGAATGCGGGCGACGTCCGACTCGTAATCGGGCGCGGGGTAGACGGCGGTGCTGCCACCAGCAGCCTCCAGGGCACTGACCCTGGCGAGCGCTCCCTTGACAGACCCCCAGGTCGCCAGTTCCCGGTCGTCTGTGGGCGAGTACCCTGAAGGCTTGCGGCTCATCCGATGATCACGATCCGGTACTGGCCCGCCGTGATGGCGACCGGGAACGAGCCGGTGATCGTGGTGGTGCTCGCCGAGACGAAGTCCACGTCCTGCTCGATGCCGCTGGACACCTCGTAGATGGACCAGAGGAGGTCCTTGGTGCCGAGCCCGTGCGTGATGGTGATGGTCGTGCCCGCGCTGGCGGCGGGCAGGTCCATCGAGAACCGCTTCGCGAGCCCGGTGTAGGCGGGGTCGATGGCGATGGTGCCGCCGCTGATGAGGATGCCCGTGCCGGGGCTGTAGGCCCCGCCCGAGCCGCCCACCGGGCTGAAGGCCAGGGCCGTCGTGCCGACGGTGACCGCGCCCTGCGTGCTGAGCACGTACTGCATCGGGTTCGCCACGGACGACCCGGTGCCCTTGGTGGTGCCCTCCAGCACGGCCACCGAGAAGCCGGTGGTCACCTCCACGTTGTCGTCCGCGTCGGTGGAGCGCGCCCACGCACCGGTGCCCGCGACGTAGATGCCGTTCGCACTGGCGGTGGTCTGGTTCTTCACCAGCACCCGGTCTCCGGCGGCGAGCGCGACGCCGTCGATGGTCTGCAGACCGGAGAGCGTGATGTTGGTGGTGGTCGCGGCGCGGACCGGGTCCTTGACGTCGAGGCCGCGGATCGCGTCCTGCAACTGCTGGAAGTTGACGGCGTCGCCGGGGTTGGCACCCGCCGCGAGGTTGATGAGCCTCTGGTTCTTGTAGTCGGAGCCCCACACGGCTTTGGTCATGACTTGCCTCTCATCTGATTACGGCCCGCCCCGACACGGGGAAGGGCCATTGGACGACCACAGAGGTCTCCGTGGCTTCGTAGTCAATGTCCTGCGGATGCCCGTCCACATAGAGACTGACAGCCGCAGGAAGCCGACCGAAGGGGTGGTTGATTGACCACGTTCCGGACGGCTGCGAAACGATGAACGTGAAGGCGTCATCCAGGCTGACAGCCTGACGAACGTCTTCGACAATCTCGGCCATTTCGGCCGGACTGAGTTGACCGTCCCCACTGAGAACGGGGTCCCCATCAGCATCGAGAACCTGGCCGGTGATCGGGTCCAGCGTGGCGAGCCCGCCCCGCACTCCTGCGGCGGACAGCGGGCCGAGGGGGAGCACCTGCGGCAGGACGATGCGGTTCAGGTTCAATCCCGCATCGGAGCCGAGGGTGTCCGAGACCTTGGGCTGGAGAAGGTACGTGATCCGGTCACTACCCTCCGGGGCGATCTCCACAGTGAGAGTGAAGCCCTGAGGAAACATATCCGGATCGTCCGTCATCGGCGAGTCAAAGTAGAACGACCGCCGATTCATTGCCGACTCGTCGGTGTTCAAACGACCCGTCTTGACTAGCCCCTGCGTGAGCACCGTTCCGCCGCCAGCCTGGCTGACAACCGGAACGCTCGAAGTGACTTTGTAGGTGCCAGGGCGCAGGTTTCCGGCACCGTCCAGCCAGGAGCCGAAGATTGGGACGGTTCGCCAAGGTACAGGCACCGCTTTCCCTCCGTTTCTGGCTGCTGCTGGTGCCCCTAGCGTACCCGCTGGCTGCCGAGCGGTGTCGCCGCGTCCAGTATCCCCGCGTGCACGGGGTCGCTCGGATTGAGGTAGACGAGAACCAGATCATTCGTCACGAATCGCACCCCCAGATCGGGATTGATCTGGTTCGGGTCGAGCGGGTCACCCTCAGAAGGAATGACCAGCACCAGGCCGTACTCGGATTCCAGGTATTCGGTCACCTCCGCCCCGCGCTCGGCCTTCCGCAGCACCTTCAGGGCCTGCTCTGTCGTGATGTCAGCCATTTCTCGCTGCGTTCCTTTCCCAGAACGGAATGTATCGAGAGGACGGGAACCTGTCGGTCAGGTGCTCTTCGTCGTCTGCCATCAATTCTGCCACGCGCTTGTTCGGTGTCTTATCGTCCAGTCTCACGAAGAAAGCCGCTTTCGCGCCCGGACCCATCACATCAGACTGATCCTTGAACCGATCGAACAGTTCGCGCTTACGGACGGCGGTGACGTAGAAGTTCATCGGCTGCGCATCCAGGAAGACCAGTTTGCCTCCGACCTTTTCCCAGTTAATCACGTGTCCGCCACCCTGCTTCCACACCATCGTGAGCACGCCGCGAGCGCCCTCGGGCATCCGCTCGACCTGCGCCTCCATAGCGTCCAGCGATCCGATCCACTGGCTGCGCACGGGCAGCCCGCTCTCCTGCGTCCAGCGGTCCGTGAGCCAGTCCTGGTCGGTGCGCCCGGAGCCCTCGGGGCGAGGCATGGCCTGGACCCGGTAGCCTCGGCGACGCATCTCGTACGTGGAGACGACGTGCGTGCAGTTGACGCCCCACATCTGGTCGTCGCCGTAGTTCGGGTTGACGATGTTGATGTCATCCCAGATGTCATTCCAGGCCTTCGCATCGACCGGGTCGCCCTTGCGGAACTCCGGGAACATATCGGGCTCGATCTTGGAGACGATATCGTCCAGGTCCTCAAACTCGCCCTGACGGATCATCGCCTTCTTCAGAGCCGACACCTTCTTACCGTCCCGGGTGTACTTCAGCACCGCGTACTCAACATTCGAGTAGTCGACACCCCGGTCGTAGAGGTCCCATTCTCTCATCAGCCGGTTGAAGGCGTTCTGGAACTCTTGATTCTTACTCATCAGAGTGAAGGGATTGTTCGGGTCGCGGGCCAGCGTCTCCTTCGCCTTGATCCAGATGCGAACGAGGTCTTCCTGCTCTACCTCTAGGCCCGAGTCTTGCAGAGCCCTAGCCCGCTGCTCGATTCGCTTCTGTACGGGCTTGGAGGCTTTGCGGGGTACTGCCACTTTGACCGGGGCAGGCTCGGGCGCTGGAGTCGGCTCTGGTGGCTTCTTGAGCACCTTCACCGGAGGCTGCGGCGGGGTGACGTCGGGCGGAGGCTTGACGCGGCTTCGGTTCAGCGCGTTCGTGTAGACCCGGTCATCCGCGAGCACCTTCTTCTTGAGGGCGCTCAACTTCTTTCCGGAGTCACGGTAGGCCGCGATCTTCTCTTCGATCTCTTTGGGCTGGTAGCCCGTTTCCTTGGCAATGGCGTCGTAGGTCGCCCGATCCAGCATCGGATTCGCACCCTTGATCGGAATGCCCTGCTCAGCCGCCAGCCGGTCCTTCGTCTTGACGAACAGGATGGCCGCGTCTTCGTCCGTCATGCTGCCGATGCTCGGGCTGTTGGTGTGCACCGGCGAGGCCTTCTGCCCGACGCGGCGCATTTCGAAGCCGTGCACGTAGGCCCGGAAGTCATCAGGGTCTGCCAGGTCCTCAAGAATGATCTCGCCATTCCGGAGAAGTTGTAACTTGTTCGCCTTCGCCCGAATGACGGTCTTGCCGCCGAACTTCTCCGCGTAGAACAGGTCCCCGTCCGGCAGATCGCGCTTCGCCTTCTTGCCCAGGATGACGCCGATCTCGCCTTCCATCCGCGCCCACTCGTAAGCCACCTCAGACTCGTCTCCGGACCGGTGCTTTGCGATGAAGGCCGTGGTGAACGAGCACGTTTGACCCCGCGTGCCACGAAAGGGCTCATTGATCTGGATGGGCATCAGCAGGGCACCGGGATTCCAGAGCCGTAGATGCGCGAGTCCATGTACGAATTGTACTTGCCAGCCATGAATGAATCGACGAACTCGTCCTCGTCAATCGTGTTCGTGGTTACGTAGCAGAGGCAGTTCGGATGGGGCTTACCGGGGACGTCGCCGACCCGATACTCGCCTGGCTGGCCGCCGGTGAAGTGGGTTTTCTCTCCGTATTCATTGCACTCGTCTGGCTTGGGATGCGATCCCGAGATGTTCCACGTGAAACTCTGCGTCCAAGGTTCTTCCGCTCGAGAAGCGACCTGCTGAGTGTGGAACGCATTGTTGATTTCCGTGCGCGCCAGTCGATTCGCAGCATACGAAGTGCCTCCAGGGGTGTCGGGTGAGATGTACTGCCGTACGTCCTTCGCGATCTGAGCGGCGCTCTTCTGCAGCAGCAGCCCTCGTGAGACAGTGTCGTCCACCTTGCCGTCCGTCAATGCTCGAGCGTGATAGACGCGCTCGGAGAGAGGAATGGCATTCTTCTGCTTCGCCAGCAGCGCATCGATTCCGTTCTGCGCGGAGTAGCCGATGGCCTTCTCCCACTCCGGAATGGACTCGCCGAACTTCGCCTCCAGGGTGCGGCTCATCCAGCGCTCCGACAGGGCCGCGCTCTTGGCCGCAGCCTTGACGCCAGCCCGCGTGATGCCGTCCACCTCGCCCCACGTGTCCAGCGACACCTGGCGCAGTGCCGCCACCGCCTGCCGAGCCCGCGTCTTCTCGATCGCGCCCTTGCTGCCGTGCGCCAGCACCACCCGCTCCGCCTCCGCAGCGGCCTCCAGCAGCAGTCGGCGCATACGGGCGTCGAAGGGCCTCTGAACGGCGATGTACCGCTGAAGCGGGGAAGGGTCGGGCACGGGCCTGGTCGGCCGTCTACGCGCCGCTGGTGCCGCAGTGGTGGGCCGCAGCGGCGTCGTTCAGGTCCGCCAGGGTGGGCACGTGCCCCTCCTGGACGACGTGCACCGGGAAGCCGCAGACCCCGCACCGGATGTTCACGCTGGCGACCACGACCCTACTCGGCTCCATCGGCTGCTCCCTCGTCCGTGCTGCCCGTACCGCTCTCCTCGTTCAGCCGCGCCCCGAAGGGGTCCACCGCAGCGGCCTCTTGAGCAGCCGCCCCGGCAATCAACTCCGCCTCGTTCGGGGCAAAGACGAAGCCGAGTTTCGCTGCGTGCGCTCGGGCCGTCTCGGCGCTCATGATCTTGCCCGTGACGAGTTCCGTCAGCAGTCCGACCTCTGCCTTTCGGTTCTGCGGAAGGGGGTCCCCGAAGGTCGGGAGGATTCGCGTGTTCTCCAGGTTCCACGACTCGTAGACGAGGAACCAGTTGCGCAGGTCGTAGAACAGATGCGCCAGCGTTTCGGAGACCATGTCCTGCTTCTCCTCGGCGCGAGAGAGAATCGGAGCCATCTGCATCTGGAGAGCGATTCCGCTCTCGGCCACCTGGACGTCCACCTTTCCGATGGCCGCGTCGTTGGTGCCCGAGGCCATCTTCGTGAAGTCCCAGAGCATTCCGATGTGGTCCGCGAACGGGGCGACGCTGTCGATGCCTTTGACGCGCTCCAGCGGCTCGGTGAGGTTGTCGATCACACGGCCCGGCGCGATGACCCAGGGCACGTCCGCACCCTCTTCGTCCACGGGGCTGCCAGAGGCCGTCGTGTAGACGCCCAGCCCCTCCAGGGCCAGCGCGATGTCCTCGTCGCTGATTGACTGGTTCATGCTCGCCATGATGCGCTCCAGCCCACGCATCTCGGAGGAGCCGAAGGGGTTGGCGGGCTGCTCGAAGTTCTTGATGTGGTAGACGGGGATGGTCGTGATGCGCGGGTCCAGTGGAGTCGGATTGACCACCACGTACTCCGGTGCACCGTCGATCTTGAACGCCTTGTCCGGGTCGTACACCGCCAGCGAGTACATGATCGCCGTCTGGTTCCCCAGGTTGTCGAAGACCTTCTCGTAGGTCTCCTTCCGCAGCCGGGTCTTTCCGTCGGTGTCGACGAACTCCTCGGCCAGGTGCACCTTCTCCAGCCGGTCCAAGTCGTCGTCCGCGTAGACCGGGAAGTACGTGGCCGGATCGACCGTTCGGACGCTGACGCGGGTGCCCGCCACCTTGTTCGGATTGGCGACGATGTGGAAGAGCCAGTCGCCGCGCATGATGCCGTACAACTTCGACGAAGAGAACTTGGTCTTGAAGGCCTCTCGCATGAACCAGTCGTCGAAGACCTGCTTCGCGAGTTCCTGCTCCGCCCCTGCGGTCACACCCGGCGCGGGGATGACGTTGAATCCGAGACGCTTGCACATGTATCGGTTCATCGTGTCGACGATGATGCGACCGGAGGGCAGGTAGATCGGGAGAGAATCCGAACCACGGACCATCAGTTCGAACGTCTCGGGGTGATTCCAGTAGATCTCCTCGTACGTCTGGTACGAAGCGATCCTCTCCTTGTCCAGTTCAGGCACCCAGGAGGGAAAGACCGTCGTGAACGGCGAGATCGTCGAGTACGGGGTGAACACTCCGTTAGCCACGCTGGCCCCTTTCAGTCACGGCCACAGTCTAGCCTCGGGTTCGGGCCGCGTGCTGACGAGGACGGGCCTTCGCAGCCGCCCCGATGTGCCCAGCGAAGAATCGGGAAAGGGCCTCGGGTGCGTGGTCGTCCTTCTTCAACGGATTCTCCTGCGACGGCCCCTTCGTGTTCACGTCCGGATAGCGATATGCGTCCATCTCGCGCCGAAGGTTCGTGCACGAACGGTCGATCAGCATCTTCGGCTGGCGGTCCGGATGCCCGAACTGAAGGTGCGTGTTCTGAACCTTCAGCGCATCCCGAATCAGCCGGATGCGGTTCTTCAGTTCACCACCAGTACCGCCCGCGCTCTTGGTCTTCCACCGCAGCCGCAGTGTGGCCGTTGCGCCAGGGTCCTCGGGGTCGGGGTAGATGGCCGCGATCTTCGGCACCAGCGGGCCGAGTTGCGGGTCGTCAATCACCGACTGAGCGAACTCCTCGTCCGTCTCCATGTTCCGGTAGTACTCGCCGATGATGTGGATGTCACCGAAGGGTCCAACCTGAATGAAGAGCGCCACATTCGGATTCGTATATCCGTAGTCAGTGGCGACGTAGAGAGGCCAGTCTGGATTGTACGTCAGATTCCGAACGTGCACTTCCTCGTCATAGTCGTAATAGACGCGGCCCGCGTACTCGGTGAACGAGCACTCGACCTCCTGGCTGAACAACAGCGGTCCCAGGTCCCAGAAGAGGGAGACCACCTCGGGGTCAGCGCCCAGGTCCAGCGCCATCTGCGGACCGGCACCAGGGGCGGCGGAGCGCATCATCTTCAACTGGAAGTCAGTGATGCCCTTCTTGAACACGAACTGATTCAGCCAGGACGGAGAGCGGAAACTCTCCCACTCCTTGACGAGCGGATTCTGACCTTGCTCGTAGAGTTCGTAGAACCAGTTCTTTCCCTCCGGAGTGCTATTCCAGAGAGACCAGCCGTTGAAGTCGGAAAGGGTGGGTCGGACGAACTTGCTCCACACCGACTCCTTCATCTTCGCGGCCTCAGCCATGATGACGCCGTGCAGCCCCTCACCGACGAGCGATTCAGGCTTCGCCGCGCTCTTTGCCAGCACCAGCATCGAGCCATTGAACAGGGAGACAGCCATGTTCCCGGACCGAGAGTCGTTGTAGGTGCCGGGCCGATCCATCGGCAACTTGAGACGACGGCAGTCGTTGTAGAAGACCCGGAACTCCTTCTCCGAGTCGGTGTAGTTCGGGCCGACGATCCAGTACTCCATTCGGATGCCGAGTTCCTCCAGCATTTTCTTATTCCCGTGCGCTCGGAAAGCCTCGGGGATCAACTCGTGACCCCCGAGGGTGCTCTTTCCGAACCGTCGGCCAGCCGCGTTCACCCGGTGCCGGGAGAGGCTCGCGTGAACCTTCTCCTGACCCTTGTGCGGCTGGTAGCCCAGGCCAGGCCAAACCCGGTCCTTGACGATGACGCGGGGCATGACTCAGACGCATCCGACGGGGTAGTAGATGACCTCCGCCGTCCGGCTGGTGTCCGTGCTGTCGGTGAAGTTGATCCGGTGCGTCGTGTCGCACTCCGACGTGTCGATCAGCACCGTGCCGGTCTCGACGACAGAGACGAACAGCCGCCGCTCGATGGCGATCCGGATGCCGCAGATGTTGGTCGACGTCTTCTGGCCCGGCTGGAGAGTGAACGAGCCGCCCGAGCAGGGGTACACCACGACGCCCACAGAGTCGACGTAGTTGACGGTGTTGGTCCAGAACGGGGTCGCGGCTGCGGCAGGCTCAGCGGCGAGGGTGAGGGCCGCCAGGCCGACCGCTGCGGTGAGCCCGGCTCGCTTCAGACCCTTCACCACTGCACCCGACGCTTCCGGAGGAGGAACTGCATCAGCAGCGTGAAGGCGATGCCTCCGAACCACGCGAGGAAGCAGAGACCGAAGGTCTCCGGGCTGGGCGTACGCAGGATGACCCACGTCAGCATCGCCGCTCCGAGCGCGAAGAAAAGGATGAAGTATCTCATAGGGCCTCCTCGTGGATGAACTGCCATCCTATCAGCCCGTTCGGCCCGCTCGTTGATTCGGTCCTCACTCCACATTCACAGGCGGAGACGCCGACCAACTTCATTTCCCGAGTGTGTCGCATCTCCTCGTCCATCGGAATGACGTGGCAGACGTGGACGGCATAGGTGATATCCGTCGGCCCGAGGTCCAGAAAGAACCTCGGGCCTTCGAACACTCCCCATTCAGTGTCAGACACGCGGCACCAGATAGAGCGCGTACGAGTAGCGCCCCTTCGCGCCGATGGCGCATCCGAAGAGCCAGCAGGGCACGCCGTTCACCGTGAGAGAGGCGACGCCCTCCGGCTCGAACTTGTAGTCCAGCACCGTGCCGTCGGCCTTCCGTCCGAAGTACACCGCGTCGATGGTGGCCCAGAGGGAGACGCCCTTGATGAACTTCACGTTGGCTGGGACGATCTCGTCTCCGTCGTACCGGGGCCGGGGTCCGTCGGCGTCGTAGACCGACCCGTACAGCCGCGCCAGCACACCGTCGGCCCCTTCCTCGCTCTGGAGCCACGGACCCTTCGCAGGCAGCCCTGAGCGCTTGTAGGGCCAGGTGGCGGCCAGGGTCGCGCCGTCCCACGTGAACTTGACGCCCGAGCCGTCCGACTGGCAGAGGTACAGCACGTCGTTGACGCTGGTCAGGTAGTCGCCGTGCGCGTCGTACGGCAGGTCTCGCGTCTGCTTCGTGCCGTCCGCATAGAAGCGCGTCAGGAGAACATGCGAGGGCTGGCCGTAGGTCTCCTCCGCGTACTCCTGCGAGACCACGATGCTGCCGTCGGAGAGCGCCGTCATGTCCTGCATGATCTGCGACCGGTCGGCCAGCACCAGCGTCTTCCAGATGGAGAGGAAGGGGCTGTTGATCCGGTCGTCGAGGAGACCCACGTACTCGGGTCCGATGACCGGAGTGTCGATACCCCACTCAGGCTTCGCCATTGTTCTTCTCCTTCGTCTTGTTCCACTCGGCGTGAATGTACTCCGCCACGTATCCGACGAGATAAGCGAATGCCTCGCTCATCCCATTGTGCTTCTGACCGACGTGCGTCAAGATCATTCCGCCCACGTGCACAGCCTCGTGAGTGATAGTGTTGATGACGTACGTGTCGGGCTGGTTCACGTCGATATAGACGACGACGTGATACTCGTGCGTCTTCGTGTCGGTGGCGTCGTATGTGACGCCAGCCGAATCCGGGGCTTCCTCGTCCCAATTGAATCGCTTGCACCAGACGAGCACTTCGTCTTTGGTCAGACACACGTGGAGAAGGGTCTCGTACGGGTCTAGGCGCTTGCTGCGCCGAACAGGCTTCTTGGCCCCTGGCTCAGGGCGGGGTGGCGTCACGCCTTCTTGGCCTTGCCCTTGCCCAGCCCGTAGCCGCCGTGCGTGGGCGCGCTCGCCGCGTCCGGCCGGAGGCTAGGGTCGGCCGTGGCAAGCCGCTGGACGGCCTGTACGTCGACAGGGGCGGGGTTGGGTACTTCGGCCCGGAGCAACTGCACCTCGGCCCTCAGATCGTCGTTCTCCACCTGTAGCGCGGCCAACTGCTCGGGCAGCCCGATATCCCACGGGTCGCCTGCCAATAGCCTGTTGATGATAGCGATCTGGTTCGCTATCTGTGCCTGCCGACGGCGGTCCAGTTCTTCCGCCCTCTTGATCGTGAGAGCAGCCTGTTCTATCTGCTTCCGAATCGGATTGTCAGCCATTCCCCGTCTCCTTCTGCTCCTCGCGCCGCTCCAGGTATTCCTGAGCGTTCGCGATCGCCTGGTCCTCTGCCACCGTTGCCACCGCGCCGGAAAGCATCTCCTCCCACGGGGCGGCCTGCACGAATTCGACGCGCTCCGGCACCTTGCCCTCCAGCCGCTCAATGACGAACTGAGCCGCCTTCAGCCGGTCTGACGCCTTCTGGCTCTCGTCGTTGGCGATCTGCGTCATCGCATCGATGGCCTGAAGGTAGTTCTCCTGATACAGCCTCTTGCCGCGCTTCATCAGTTCCCGCACGCAGGCATCGTGGAAAGCACGAGGTACTAACTTCGGAGGCCTTCCGCTGAAACCACCCCTCGAGTCAAACAACTGCCCTCGCGCCAGTTCTCGAGGATGCAGCGCAGCCGCGAACTCTTCCCAGGTGTAGTCCCCGTCCTGAACGTGCTGCGTGATCTCCGACCACCGCTTGCCCATCCGGACCGTCTTCTGGCGACGCTCGTCGACGTGGCCGTGCCCACCAGGCGGCGGCACCTCCAACTGAGACATGTCCTCCATGTCATCAGGAGCGTCCTCGATGCCCATCTCGAGGCGCTCCGCCAACTCGCGTTGCATCGCGAGGTCGTTGGGGTGATTAGCCCCGCGTGGTGAAGTCATGCTCAGTCCCTGTCTCGCGAGAAGCCCTCGTCGGTCCGAGTGCGCTTCTCCATCTTCAGTTCGCGGGCGAGGGCTGCCTCCATCGTGTCGGTCGGGTCAGCCGGGTCCATGGCCCGCTCCAGCCGCATCACCTCTGCGGGCTTCAGGTCGCGCTTGTAGCCCGTGCGACCGCGCCCCTCGCCGTACTCGCTCCACCGATTCGCCATGCGCCTACTCTATCCGGAAATGCGGAAAAGGACCCACCGAAGGCCCTCGATCTTGCCTCCAGTGGAGTCCTCTTCCACTACTTCAACTAATAATAACTCTCTCTTCTCTCTATTCTCTCTCTCGAAAGTAGTATCTACTACTTAGAGAGACCCCAGCCAGATCAGACTCTTCACGACCAACGTTCCGATCGTGACCACGAACGCGAGCCCGAGCCCGAACACTATGATCGCGCTGAGCAGCCCGGCCAGCCCGTTGACCCACCTCGGCGTCGGCTTGCCCGGTCCTTCCTCTTCACCCTTCATTCCCCTCCCCTCCCCTCCTGCGACGGGCCGGTGCGGCGGCCGGGGTGGAACACCGCTCGGAGATCGGCGTGCGAACCGTACTTCCGAGCGAACAGGATTCCGTGCCGCAGGGCGTCTCGGGAATGTCCGCCCATCGCCTCCCCGCCGCCGTCGTACAGATTCCACCGCCGCAGCCGCCCGTCCGTCACGACGCGCTTCGCATCGCTGCTGGTCTGCTTCACGAGGTGCAGTCCACTTCCGCGCATCTCCTGCTCGTATCGAGCGGTGATGCGGACCGGGGCCAGCAGCGACCGCGACTTCTCCGAGCGGAACAGGAGGAAGTCCTCGATCACCACGACGAAGGTGTCCACGACGGGGTCGACGACCTCTTCCACCCAGGCGAGCCGGGTCAGCGTCGCCATCGTGCTGGCGTTGCCTTCCTCGTCAACCTTCCAGTCGCCCTTGAGGCCGAACTGCGCGTTGTGCACCCGCCCGCCCCTCGCGGCGTCCCGCAGGGCGCTAGTCGCCCCCTCGTTGATCAGGAGGC